GCTTTTTGAAAAGTGTCCAAACTCAAGCCTGCGTCAATGGCAGCCATTCTGGAAGCAAAAATGCTGTCACCAAAATCTGCACCCACTGTGCTGAGCTCTCTAAATCTACCAATCTGCTGATCCAGTTCATCCACCAATCTTTGAATGCCTTGTGCCAACAGTGTGAAGCCCAAACCAAACTGAGACATGTAGCCAGTGAGACTGGAGGTAAAATCACCAAATTTGTCTGTGCCCTTGACTATGTTGAGCCCAAAATCCTGTATCACACTGGAAAATTTTTTGTGATAGGTTACGTGCTGATCAAATGTATTGGAAGCATTTTTGGCACTTTTGGTGACCTCATTCATGCTCTTGGCCATGGCAGTGGCTTGTTTGGCCCCTTTGCCATCTGCGCCAATTTTTTGTAAAATTAGTTGTAGTGTGGCATCTGTGGCAGCTCCCTTCAGTATGGCACCATCAAATTGACCGCCTTCTATTTTTACTTCTGAAACCATTTATTAAATACTCACTTAATTGCGATTATAAATATACGCACTATATTAGCACACTTATTTATACGGAGGTTATAATGGCAGAAAATCCAATCAAACAGGGCAGTAATCCCTTACAGAAGTATTTTAGACAGGTCAAAAACTACATGCGCTTGCCCAGCAAAGGCAAATTCTACCCAGCTGGTGTGTTGGACATGCCGGTCACAGGTGAACTGGCAGTGTATGCCATGACTGCCAAAGACGAATTGCTGTTCAAAACTCCCGATGCTCTGATGAATGGTCAGGCCACTGTGGATGTGATACAAAGCTGTGTGCCCAATATCAAAAATGCTTGGCTGATGCCCAGCATAGACTTGGATGCTGTGCTGATTGCCATCAGAATTGCCACCTACGGTGAAAACATGGATGTCAACATCACTGTGCCCAACACCACCATCAAACGAGATTTCAGCATGGACTTGCGTTTGGCCTTGGATGATCTCATGTCGGGTCAGTTTGTGGACACTGTGCAAATAGGTCCCATGACTGTGACCTTGAGACCCATCAACTACAAAGAATTCTCTGATGGTGCAATCAAAAGTTTTGAAGAACAAAGAATAGTCAACGTGGTCAACGATGACAAATTGGATGAACAAACCAAAATGGGCATGTTTCAACAGAGTTTCCGCAAACTCACAGATATCACCATAGCCATGGTGGCCAACAGTGTGGTCAGTATCTCAGTGGATGGAGTGGTGGTCACAGATCCTGCTCACATCACGGAATTCATTGCCAAGTCAGAAAAAAATTTTTATTCTGAAATAATGAAGCATGTGCAAAAGCAAGGAGAATCTTTCAGCATCAAACCCATCAAGGTCACCAGCACACCTGAAGACATCAAAGCTGGAGCACCTGCCACTTTTGAAGTGCCTGTGACGTTTGATCAGTCAAATTTTTTCGCATAAAAATACTGCCCAGTTCTCTGCCGGACATTTTAAAAGAAGTCCGAGACATGGAGAACGAAACCAAAAATTTCAAAATGGATCTGTTCAAAATGGCCTGGTACATGCGGGGCAGCATGAGTTTGGAGGATCTGTTCATGATCAGCTATGAAGATCGTGAAATCATAGGCCGTATCATCAAAGAAAACCTAGAAACTGCCAAAAAGACCGGCATGCCATTCTTTTAACAGCCCAGCACGGCATCAGAAACCAAATAATATATTTTAATACAACCACGCTGCCGTTAAATAATCTTACGATGAGAGTGTACACACAGAGCAACGTGAATCACACCATACCGGACGGGGACATGTGGATGCCCTGTGTCACCACTGAGGCAGTGGCGCATGTGGCTGCTGTGACTCAACCCTTGCTGATCACACACATTGCGGCCATACAACACTATCAACATGCCATCACAGAATTATTGAATCAACCCATACAGTGTGTGGGACGTCACACCGCAGAGCGATTGAGACACATGGGCTTCTCACGCATACGCTGCAGACTGAGAGCAGAGGATGTGGTGATTGATTCAGCCACCACGTGGCTGCGCGGCAACCAATTTGCCAGAAACTTTGCTGATGATAATCTAGTGACTGAAATTCAAACCTATCACAGTGTGTTGAATCATGCCAACATAGACAGATTGATCCACATGCAGCCTCAGAGTGTGCATGTGTACAGTCATGCTGTGCTGCAGGCACTGCAGGTGAGATCTTGGCCTCACACTGACCTCTACAGGGTGCGATCAGCACCCGCGCAAGAAAATCTGTGGCAGTCAGTCACAGAATTCGATCCCAACCTGCCGCAGGACGCTGCACAGGCACTCAAATCGCTGACCAACCCAACCACGGAGGACACAATATCATGATAAACATTATTTTAAACATTGCCACAATGCTGGTGGTGATTTTGGTGGCTTGGCACATTTGGCACAGTGACGAGCAAGATCAACTCAAAAGACAGCGCAGCTCACGTGATCCCAAACACAAGTAGTGGACGAACCAAGTTCGTCCAAGTGATCGCTGCGCTCTCACTGTTGGAATAAATTCGGTTGCGAAGCAACTGCTCGCTCATACAGATAGCGCATCCATACTTCTCCCAGAATCGGGAGAAGTGGTCACGTCATACGAGATGAGCCTGCCATCTTGAACAGCCACGCAACTCAGGGGCGGTAGCCCTATACCCCCTATGGCTGACTTCATTGCTACGGAACACGGGATCAGCGGTTCAAGCCACTGATCTGTGTGGGTGTTGTGTCTGTTTCACAGAGCACCATCGTTTTGCCTCACGGTGCAACTCAGGATTCACCATCTTTGCAAGACGCATTTCCTGGATCTCACGATCTGCAGTGTTGCTATGTTTTTGCCTTGAGCCTTTGGATTTCTTCTCTCAATAAATTGCTGCTGCCTATTCTCACATTGATGATGCCATTGTAGTATTCATCAGATTCCAGCACTCCACGTTCAAACTGTTCCAGAGCCTCCAGATATCCCATGACACCGCGGCTGCGACAGATGTACAGTATTTCACGTGTGAATTGATCCGCTCCCAAACGTTGCACATCCTGCATCAGCACATCATTGCTGCCCCAGTAGTCTCGCCAGTCACTCTCCACCACACTGCGACGGCGATTGTGGCGTCCTTTCAAAGGTGGACGTGATTTGCGGAACTGTGCTAATTTCTTGCCCACATACTTGCGTCCTGTGGCGCGATTGGTGATGAGATACACAAATCCCACTGTGCCCACCGGCAGTGATTCTATGGGAGCACCTTGATACATCCATGACATGCCATTACTTACGCGAGTGAGATTTCATCCTGCAGAGTCTTGGATCTAAGAGATATTTTGGTAATGAATTAGATATTTTGGTAGTGTGAAGAGCCAGAAAATTTTTTGTGCCGCAGCTTTGTACTTCGTACAAACTGTAGCGTGAGCCGCAGCGGCTGCGCCGTGCTACTGGCTGCGATTCTTTTCTTTGTGCTGTTTGTATTCCTGCACAATTTCTGCTCGGCGTGTGCGACCCAATTTGCGTATTTCACTCAACCATTTTCTGGCCTGTATTTTGCTCTGACGGCTGGGTCTTTTGGCAAACTTTTCATTGTATTTGAAATAGTTCATGTAGGCCTTGGTCAGTAAATCATGTGTGTCGTCCATGTGTGCTCCTATATCTCGTGAAATTCAGTTGAATTGCTGTAGGAAGTGAATCCATTTTCTTTGATCACTTTCAGTGTGTTGTTGACCCTACCCATGAGTTCATCTCTGTGGCTGATCAGATATATGCTCTTGCCACGCTCTCTGCTCATGCGTTTCAGTATGGCTATGGATGATTCCACACCCGCTGTGTCCAAACCAGAATCAATCAATTCATCTATGAACAACAGATTGATTTCTTGATACAAACTTTCCCACACATCTCTAAATGCAAAGCTCAATCCCAATATCAATCTATTGCGCTCACCTCTGCTGAGATTGTCAAAGTCAAGTTCTTGACCCAACATGGTGATTTGCACACTCAAATCGTTTTTGAAAGTCACTGTGTGCGGTAATCCCAATGCTGAGAGATAGTGTGTGAGTCTGTTGTTTAAAAAAGCCAAATTCTGATCTATGATTTTCTTTCTGATAAAACTGTCTTTGTTGGTCAACAATTTTAATAAAAATTCTTGATGATCTTTGAGTGTTTGCAAACGATTCACTTCGCTCCAGTCCAATTCTTGCAGTGCTTCTGTGCTGAGTTCAGTGATTTGATCCACATAAGGATTTTGTTCTGCTTGTTTGTTTTTCAGTGTGCTTTTGTAAGTTTCTAGATGTTGCCTGTGTTCATATGCTTCTTTGATGCTGTCATAGTATGTGTCTGGACGTGTGCTTTGTGTGCCCATGAGTTTGATGGCTTCATCTATCATGGCCATTTCAGCCTGTATGCTTTGATTGTAGTTGACGGCTTCACCATATTCTTCTTCCAACTTGCGTTGTATTTCACAAAATTTATCATTGTGCAATTCCTGACCACAGGCATAACAAGTGGCTTTGTCATGCAGTTTGTCTAAGTCATTGCCTACTTTATTAACTGTTTTGTCTGCCTGCAGCAGCGTCATTTCCAAACTGCTGCGATCTTTTTGCAATTGTTTCAATTCATTATTGATTTTGAGCCAATCTTCCAACTGTTGATGTGTGACCAACTCTCGGTCAATGTCCACAGACTCCAGTTCCTTGATGGATTTATTCAGTTTTTCTATGTCCAAGTTTTTTTGTGTGTTCCAAATTTTTTCTTTGTTGCTCAAGGAGTTGATGGTTTCTTTGATCTTTTCATTGCTCATTTTGATACCTTCCAAACGAGCATTTTCCATGGCCATATCTTCTTTGCTGACTCTAATGCGATCTTTCAACAGTTCTGCTTTTTCACTCAGCAGTGTGATACCCAACAACTGTTCTATGATGTCTTTTTGATCATTGGCGCTCATGCTCAAAAAAGGTTCAGTGTACGTATTCAATGCCAATATGTGTTTGAACATGGCATGTGATAAGCCCAACATGTGATTGATAGCTGCCTGAGTCATTCTGCTGTCGCCTTGACTCTCGTCAGTGATTTCCTGCTCACTGTCATTGATAAAGTATCTCAGTGTGTTGGGACGTCTGCCCCTCTCAATGCGATATTTCACACCATCTTTTTCAAAAGTCAGTGTGACCAACATGTTTTTGTTGTTGGTCTTGTTGACCAAATTTTCTCTGCGTATTTTTGTTAATGCTTCACCAAACAGTCCATAACTCAGTGCGTTGATCAGTGTGGTTTTACCAGTGCCGTTTCTGCTGCCAGCATCATCTCCTCCCTGATCCAAATTTTCACCCAGCACCAATGTGAGTCTTTGTTTGTCCAGCATCACACCCTGTGTTTGATTGCCCACACTCATGAAATTTTTAACTGTGAGACTTTTGATCTTTATCATTGTAGATCCCTGTAAATTTCCAACAGTGTGTTTTTGTTGTAGCTGTCGGATTCTATGGCATTGATTTCTTTGCTAACTATCTCATCCACAGATTCAAAACGTGTGATATCCAACGTGCTGGTCATTTCATCATCTTTCTTGCCAGGAATCAGCACAATTTCTCTACAGTTGTAATCTTTGATGAAAGTTTCTTTGATAAAACTGGCTTCTTCATAGCTGATGTCTATGTCCAGAGTGACCTGCAAATGCATTTTAGGTTTAATAATGTTTTTGGCATCATTCAACAGCTCACTGAGATTGACTTTCAAATATCTAGGGCAGTTGTACCAATTGATGTATCTGGGAGTGCCACCATGTTCCATGATCATCATGCCACGCTGATCATCATTCACATCTGCATAGTTGTGTGGCATGGGATTGCCAATGTAATGTATGTTTTTTGCTGTTTGTCTCTTGTGGAAATGACCTGTGAACACATATTCTGGATGCACAAAGTCTGCAGTCTGTATCAATCCAGTGTCTGGCATTTCTATCATGGCATTCATTAAGAAGTGTGGCAATTCAAAATGTCCAAACATGTATCTGCTTTTGATTTTTTTAATCTGTTTGTATTCATCTCCCACCAACCAAGGCACCAAGGTTGTGTCATCTATGGTGGTGGTCTCTGTGATCACATTGATCCCAGGAATGAATCTTGCAAACTCCACTGAGTGAATATCACGCTTGTCTTTGTAGTACAGATCGTGATTACCAGGGAAGAAATAAAATTTTTCAAATGCCTTGCCCAACTTTTCCAAACACTTGATGGACACATCCATGGTCATCAAGTTTAATGAATTTCTATTGTGATGCCAATCACCACAGAATATGCCAGTTTCGCATTGGTTTTGTTTGGCCTGATCAATGTACCAGTCCACAAATTCTTCACAGTCCTGATTGTGAATCACACTGTTGCTCTTTAAACCAAAATGTATGTCAGTAAAGACTGCTGCTTTTTTAAACATCAAATATAAATTTCCAAGACTTCATTGTAAACAAAAAATTGAATAAAGTCAATAAGTTAAATTTTCTTTTTGAATTCCCGGTCCACAGCATTTTGATATGCTTCTGCGTTTTGACGTGTGTGACTGGGCATCATGTCATTCATTTCCAGAATGTCGTCTCTGATATTTTGATTTCTTTTTTCGATATTGATGATTCTCACAAATGAATTGGTCACGGCTGCGGTGTAGTAAGCAAATGGATTGTTTGACTTTGATTCATCAAATTGCAGTCCAATCTGAGTCAACTGCAGTATGGCCTGTCCTTGCATCTCATCATTGTAGGTGTAGCCTCTCACATTGCCTCTGGTGGCATAACGTTCACACAGTTTCATCCACATCATGGCCAGTTTGGCAGTGGGCTTGCCGCCCTCCTTGTTGAACTTGCCATTGTGCATGCCGCCTTCCCAGTGACTCTTGCCCACACATGAAAGATTATCTTTCTCGTCATACTTCCAATGTTGAAAAGCAGGAAAGTTCACTTTAATCTTAGAATCTGCAGAACTTTTGGGATTTTTTTTGCGACCTGGTTCATTGGGTATGTGGTCATAGGTCATGACTCTAAACACCAACTCGTGTTTCTGTATCTTTCTATAGTCCACTTCACATTCTGACAATTTGACCTTGGGATTGGTGAGTCTGCGTTTTTCAAATTCTTCCTGGGTAAGACGTTTGGCTCTCACACGTTTGGCTTCTGCTATGGTTCTCACATTAATTCGTTCTAGGGAGGAAATAATTAGATCATAACGACTGAGCTCTTCTTTGGTGTAGCTGCAATAGCTGTTCTTGGATTTGTGTATCTCTTCCAGCAGGTCTTTGTTGTTGAGATAGTTGATTTTTTTCATTGAATTCCTTTGTAATTAGCCTTCAGTATAAACTACGCAGTTAATTTTGTCAATAAATACTTGATATATTTGACATATGGCAGATTTCTTAAAAAAAACAGTGGGTACCGCTGCAACAACAATAGCTGCTGGAGCAGCCAAAGTCATCAGCACTGGATTTAGCATGAGTGATGTGAGGGGCAAATTCCTGCCCAAAGATGGCATAGGTGCTACCAAAACTTTGACACAAGCCACAGCGTTGACCAAACCAGGCGAAAAAGATTGGCGAGTAAAGTTGAGCATTCCCAACACATTCAAAGACAGTAGATTGATGCTGCCAGTGATGAAAACTGGAGGATTCACATTTCCTTTCACACCAAGCATACTGATGTCTCACTCAGCTCAATACACTGACAACAATCCTGTACACACCAACTACACTTTCAGTTCATTCAATTACAGCACAGTGGATAATATTCAAATCAACGGTGATTTTTATGTGCAAAATGGTGTGGAAGCAGAATACTGGGTGTCTTGCGTCCACTATCTAAGAAGTTGCACCAAAATGCGTTATGGTGAAGGCAGTTCTGATGCAGGATCGCCACCGCCAGTGGTGTTGTTGAATGGTTATGGAGACTTTGTGTTTAAAAATGTGCCGGTAATCATACAAAGTTTTAACATAGAGCTGGGAGCGGAAGTGGACTATATTCAAACTGGATTATTTGCAGAAGCACAGGGAGATTTTGATGATGGTGTTTATCAAAATTATGCTTGGGCTCCTTCACAAAGTTTGATCACTGTGCAGGTCAAACCTCAATACAGCAGAGCTGCTGTGTCACAATTTAATATGAATAATTTTGTCAATGGCAAATATGTGCAAGGCGAAGGAGGATTTATCTAATGGCTCAATATCAATCATACAGTCCTTTTGCCAACACTCAAACAGTGAATGATCAATATTTGGATTTGCTCAGTATCAGACCTATTCCAGCCACTGCTGATGACGTGTTGTACACTGTGGAGCCACAATACACACATAGACCAGATTTATTAGCATATGATTTGTACAACAACACAAAGTTATGGTGGGTGTTTGCACAAAGAAACATGGATGTGATCAAAGATCCTGTGTATGATTTGGTGGCAGGCGTAAAAATTTATCTTCCACAAGGACCCAAATTAAGACAAGCCTTAGGGATCTAACCAATGGCTCCTAACACATCTACCGACATCAGAGTGATATCAACCACAGAAGCACAAAGAGATCTCAATGGATTGGGTCAAAGAGACACTTTTGCTTCAGACACAGCCACAGTGGACGTGGGAGAATTGTTTCCCAACAAAGTGCCAAACCCTTTGCATCAGTACAATTCCTTCAACTGTATTTTTACTTTGGCATGTCTCACATTGGAAGAGATTAATTTTCCAGCTAGACTGCGTCAAAAGCCACCAGAAGTGATCATACTGAGGAGCGGCGGGTCTAGTAAATCCAAATATCTCACCCAATATGATCTGGATTTTAATGGTGGCAGTTCTAACACAAGAAATGCACGTGAATATTTCATTAACGATGTGAGCATCAATACAGTAATTGCACCAAATCAAAAAGGTCAAAGCAATATATCAAAAATAGAATTTAATGTGTATGAACCCTACAGCATGGGCACATTTGTGGAAACATTAAGACAGTCTGGATTAAAAGCAGGTTTCAAAAACTATATAGAGGCTCCTTGGTGTTTGATTATTGAATTTGTGGGACACACGTTGCAAAACAGAACAGAATCAGTCAAAGACGCTTTGGGCAACACTACCAAACGAATATTTCCTATTAAAATTACAAATATAGATTTCACTGCTGATCAGGCCGGAGCACAGTATCAGATTAGGGCTGTGCCCGTCAGTGATCTTGCACTGATGGGGAGTGTGGAAACCTTACCCAAAGACTTTAAACTTGAAGGCATCACAGTGCAAGAAATGTTGCAGATATCACTGCAGGAAGAATTGAACAAAAATAGAAAAGCAAAAAACAAAAATAAAAAAACTTTGGAAGAAATAAATGACATCATAGTGAATTTTCCCATTCAAGAGGAACAAGAAAAACTCAGTCAAAGAACTGGATATCAAGAAGCAGAATCAGGAACCACATTCAATCCAGATGCTCAAAGAAGCGCAGTGATTGGTACCGGAGCACAGATTGTGAGCACTCCCAGCACCACCAGTTATGTGCAATCCAAAAACACTCTTAACAGCATTGGCAGTGCAAAAATAAATCTTACCAAACAACAGAATAAAAAAGTAGGCAGTGAGGATGATAATAAATTCTATGATAAGATTACAAAACTATCAAAACCTGCATCTCGAGGTCAAATTCCAAATTTGACTTTCAAACAGGGCAGCAAGGTGTCAGAAATCATCACAAATGTGATACTGCTGAGTGATTATGGTCAACGTTTGTTTCAACCCAGTGATGCAAATGGCTTCAAATCATGGTTCAAAATAGTGCCCAGATGTTTTTACATCAATGACGAAAAGATTGTGGAACAAAACGGCACTTATCCCAAACTGATTGTGTTTGATGTGATAGAGCACAAAGTGCATGAATCACTGTTTGCAAAAATAAACAGAAAAACTGACACAGTAAATTTTAAGAAATTTGTGGTTAAAGAATATGATTATATTTTCACTGGAAAAAATTTAGATGTGTTAAATTTTGAGATTAAAATTTTAGCCAGTTACCAGCAACAGTTGCCCAATGATAAAGGTAATTCCAAACAAGATCCTAATAAAAAAACAAGAAACGAAGGAGACCAGAATGCAGACACAGACGACAGCCCAGGCGAGACTGCAAAACAAAATGTAGGCACAGGCAAAATTACCGCCAATTATTTTGCCAGTCCTCGCAGAAAGAATTATGAAGCATTGGGCGAACTCACCACAGAACAAAGACATACTCTGGAATTTCACGACATGATTATGACTGGCAGCATCAGTTTGACCAATGCCAATCTAGAACTGTTGGGAGATCCATACTTTTTAGCCGACAGCGGATTGGGCAACTACTATGCCAGTGTAGGCAAAGATCCACGAACAGGAGAAAAAAAATTTATTAACAATGATGGCAGTGCTGAAACCACTTTCGCCGGTTTGTATTGTGTGGTGAATTTTAAAACTCCCATAGACTATGCGTCCAGTGGCAACATGGTTTTCAAAAGCACAGCTAATGATCTCAATAAAAATTTTGTGCAGTTGGATGAATTCAGCGGAGTGTACCGATTGAATCAAGTGGATTCTGTTTTTCAAAATGGAACCTTTGTGCAGACACTGCAACTGGTGAGAGTGCCAAATCAAGAAGTCAAAGGCACAGCCACCGATACCACTGTGTTGAGTGGGTCATCGGAAGATGTTAATACTGGAGAATCACAACTATAATGTTTTCAATTGATCGCAGAAGCAGCGCCAATCAGCAAGGCTCAATCAAAAACGCTGGACCTTACGAAGCCAGGATTACCAGTCATCTGGATGGCAAATACATGGGCACACTGGAGGTTGAGTTGCTGAGATCTGTGGATCCTGGCATGGATTCGCTGGAAGCCAATCAGCGTGTGCAGGTGGAATATCTCAATCCTTTCTATGGTGTGACCAACTATGCTGGAGTGGTCAAGAACAACGACTATGCCAGCAGTCAGCAGAGCTACGGCATGTGGTTTGTGCCGCCAGACATCGGCAACATAGTGCTGGTGATATTTGTGGAAGGCAACATCAACAAAGGCTACTGGATTGGATGTGTGCAGGCGGAAAATCAAAATTTTATGATTCCTGACGGCAGACCCGCAACCACTTTCACTGACACCATAGGTAATATCACAGACATTGGTAAGAAACTACCAGTGGGCGAATACAACAAAGAATTGTTGATCAACAGTTTAAATTTATTAGATGCAACTAAAAATTTAAAACCCATCAACACTGATTTTAAAAATGTTTTGCAAAATCAAGGACTCTTAGAGGATGAAATCAGAGGTTTGACCACCACCAGTGCTAGACGTGAAGCACCCAGCAGTGTGTTTGGAGTCAGCACTCCAGGCCCTTTGGACAAACGCGGCAATGCACGAGGCAAGGGCGGCAGATATCATTCTAGATTGGGCGGCAGCAGCATTGTGATGGATGATGGCGATGATAAATTTTTGCGCAAGACATCAGCAGCCACTGGCCCTTCTCAATATGTGAATAAAACCACAGACATACTCACTCCAGCAGATGAAACCATACCTCACAACGAGTTGGTGCGCATAAGAACACGCACAGGTCATCAAATATTGCTGCACAATTCAGAAGATCTAATCTACATCGGCAATGCCAAAGGCACCACTTGGATAGAAATGACAGCCAATGGCAAAATAGATGTGTATGCCAAAGACAGCATCAGTTTTCACACAGAAGCAGATTTTAATTTTAAAGCAGATAGAGATGTGAACATAGAAGCAGGTCGCAATGTTAATATTAAGTCTGCTTTGAATACAACTATTGAAAGCACCGAACTATTTTTGAAAGCCAACAGCAATGGTTATATTACTGTGGGCAGTCAACTGCACGAAAACATTGGAACAGATTATTTTTTCACGCTGGGCGGTGACAGTCACACAGTAAAAGCTGATGGCAAAACAGATCACGCTACACCTTCTTCTAGAAGTGGCAGCACCAGTGCTACTAGTGCTATCAGTGTGAGCAATTTGACAACTTTTGTTCTGCCTGAAACAGAAAGCATTATGAAAAGAGTGCCTCAGCATGAACCATGGCCACATCATGAAAATTTGAACCCTGACAATGTGAAAACATCACGCACTGATCGTACAACCAATGAGCAGATACCCAACTCAGCCTTGTCAGGCATACCTGACACATTTAAAAAATAAATATTTTTATGCTATATTTTACTATTCCAGCATCAATCACCAGCAGCATAGAAGCAGCCAGTCAATCCACAGCCAAGGTATTCATAGGACACAAGGCACAGATGGTGGCTAGACTGGGTGATATAATAGATGATGGTGCTTCCTACTCTGCAAAAATAATCACAGCTTCTAACAAGACTTTTCCACAAGGATAAACAGATAAAATTTATGCCAAAAATACTAGTGTGCGGCGCAGGTGGGTTTATAGGAACACATTTGGTCACCAGTTTAAAAAAACAAGGACACTATGTGATTGGTGTGGATCTAAAATATCCCGAATACACTAATACGGATGCTGACGAATTTCACATTCTAGATCTAAGAAATCAATTTGCAGTGGAGCAATTGATATCTTCTGATTTGCAAGAGGTTTATCAATTGGCAGCTGATATGGGTGGGGCTGGTTATATTTTTACTGGTAAAAATGACGCTGACATCATGTACAACTCTGCAACAATAAATCTTAACGTCATCCGCGCAATGCACAAGAAAGATGTGAAAAGAATTTTTTATAGTTCCAGTGCGTGCATCTATCCGGCACACAGTCAAAAAGATACAGACAATATTTCATTAAGTGAAGACAGTGCATATCCTGCTGATCCAGACAGTGAATACGGTTGGGAAAAACTTTTTAGCGAAAGACTTTTACTTTCATTTGCTAAAAATTACAACACTCATGTGAGAATAGCAAGGTTTCATAACATCTTTGGACCATTGGGATCTTGGAACAATGAAAAAGAAAAAGTTCCAGCTGCCTTGTGTAGAAAAATAGCATTGTGTGAAGAAGATGGTGAAATCGAGGTTTGGGGATCTGGCAATCAAACACGCAGTTTTCTTTATATCGATGAATGCATACAAGGCATTCACAAAATCATGCACAGTGATTACCAATTTCCACTCAACCTTGGCAGTGAAAGAATGATCAGCATAAACAATCTAGCGCAGCTTATTTGCAAAATAGTTAGTAAGACTGTGCGCATTAAAAACGTTCCAGGCCCAACAGGAGTGATGGCCAGAACCAGTCACAATAAATTTATAAAACTACACACTGGTTGGAAGCCAAATGAAGATTTAGAGACTGGACTTAAACACACTTACCAATGGATCAAAGAACAAATTGCAATCAATAAACACGAAAGAAAACACACATAAATACCTATATGAGCGCACAGGAAAAAAAATTATACAAAGACATAGTGCTTAAATCTAAAAAAGCATTCACTCAAGCATCTGGACCCAGAGCATACAGAGGTATCAGCACAGTGGATCCCAATGCCAACAGCTTTAATTTGTATGATATTGCATTGATAAGACAGGATTTGCTCAATCATTTTCACATACGTCAGGGTGAAAAATTAGAAAACCCTGAATTTGGCACCATTATTTGGGACAGTTTGTTTGAACCACTCACAGAAAGCATGAAACAACAGATCATTGACAATGTCACAGCAATTGTGAATTATGACCCCAGAGTGCAGGTGGAAGGAGTGACTGTGGACACCTATGAAAGCGGCATACAAATACAATGCGATCTCACCTATCTTACCTACAATATTTCCGAAAGTTTGCGTCTAAAGTTCGACGAAAAGCTGGGTTTAATCAGCTAGAATTAACAGAGCATTTAATCAAACCTAATAAATAACTTCATACAACGGAGATATATGTCATCCACAGATAGATTGAATAGATTATTGCTGGCAGAAGACTGGAGAAAGGTCTATCAAAGTTTTAGAAACGCTGACTTCACCAGCTATGATTTTGACAATCTGCGCAGATCCATGATCAGTTATCTGCGCCAGAACTATCCTGAAGATTTCAATGACTATCTGGAGAGCAGTGAATACCTTGCCCTTATAGATCTGATAGCATTCTTGGGACAAAACATTGCTTTTAGAATTGATTTGAATGCCAGAGAGAATTTTATCGAGCTGGCAGAGCGTAGAGAATCAGTGCTGAGACTGGCTAGATTGTTGAGCTACAGTGCCAAACGCAATCAATGTGCCAATGGACTTTTAAAAATACAATCAATTTCCACCTCAGAAGAAATCATTGACAGCAACAATGTGAATCTCAGCAATCAAACCATCATATGGAACGACTCCAGCAATGCAGATTGGTATGAACAATTTGTAAAAGTATTGAATGCTGCACTGCCAGTCAACACCAAAATAGGTCGTCCCAATAAAAAAGACGTTGTGGACGGAATTCCTGTGGAGCAGTATCAACTCAATTCTAATTTGCAAGAAATACCAGTATTCACTTTTTCCAAAACCATAGACGGCAGAAACACACAATTTGAAGTGGTTTCAGTGGACGTGAACTCAGGCGCCATTGAAGAACTGGCACCATTGCCCACAAACAAATTGTCATGTGTGTACAAAGATGATGGCAAAGGATATGCCAGCAGCAACACAGGATTCTTTTTTCATTTTAGACAGGGTGTGCTACAACAAGGTGACTTCACTGTGCCACTGTCCACACCCAATCAGATAGTGTCCATTGACACTGACAACATCAATCAGACTGATGTGTGGTTATATTCACTCAACAATAATCAAGTGGAGCAAGAATTATGGACCAAAGTGAGTGCCACTGAAGGCAACAATGTGATCTACAACAGCACTGCCAAGTCCATTAGAAATATCTACAGTGTGATCACCAGAACCGAAGACAGAATCAATCTACAATTTGCTGATGGCACATTCGGCAATTTGCCCAAAGGTGCATTTAGAATCTATTACCGAGTGAGTGACAATAGACAGTTCAAAATTGTACCAGCAGACATGACCAATATTGAAATTCAAATGCCTTATGTGAGTGCTTCAGGCAAAATCGAAATACTCACCATTGCCATGTCATTGCAGTACACCATTGATAATGCAAGTAATTCAGAGACATCAGCGTCCATAAGATCCAATGCACCAGCCACATATTACACACAGAACAGAATGATCACTGGTGAAGATTATAATGTTGCTCCATTGTCTGCCAATCAAGAAATAATCAAGGTGAAATCAGTCAACAGAACCAGCAGTGGAATTTCAAGATATTTTGATCTGTTGGACGCTACCAGCAAATACAGCAGCACCAATATATACGGTAACGATGGAATAATCTACAAAGAACGAGTGGACAACGGCATCACTTTTAATTATGTCAGTAGGACAGACATAGAAGGAGTGATCAATAATGTGATTGAACCTCTTATTGCTGAAAAAAAACTTTTTAATTTTTATCAAGATAATTTTCCTTTGATATTGACCACAGATGTGGCCTACTATTGGTATCAAAGCAGTGCCAGCAGCAGCATTTCCACAGGATGTTTGCAGGATGTGGACGATAATAAAATCACAGTGGGCAGTTTTACGCAAAGTGTATTGAAATATTTAGAAGCACAAGCACAGTGTAAATTTGTGGCACCGTCTGGATTTTATTTCAACAGCAAAGGTGAGTTGCAATCAGGCACGCCCAATGCATTGGGAGACAGCACAACAAGATGGGCCACAGTGATCAAAGTGATCGACAGCGGCACAGTGATTCAACCAGACAGCACAGGACCAATAGTATTGAGTGATATTATACCCACAGGAGCTATTCTCACTCAAATTATCGCAAAATTTTCAAAAGTTTTATCCAATGACATCAAGTTGCAGATGTTGGACAAAATATTTTCCAACAGTGTGTTTGGTTTGAGATACAACACTGCTGTGAGAGATTGGGCAGTGATTGATGAAACCAATTTAAATGTATTTGGAAATTTCAGCACTGGCAAGACCGGTGATAACTCTAATCAACAGCAGGATGCCAGCTGGTTATTGTTGTTCACCACAGACACAGAACTTTACACAGTGACATATCGAGGATTAAGATATGTTTTTGAAAGTGATCAAGAAATTCGTTTTTTCTATGACAACAACAACAAAGACTATGTGGCCAACAGCGGCAAGGTAGTCAAAGATAAAATTTCTGTATTATCTATCAACACTGCTCCGGGTGTGCTCACTCCCATGCAGAACAATGTGGATTGGCAGATTACACAAGAATATAGAGATATTCAAGGTTATGTGGACAGTAAAAAAATTGAAATCGCTCAATTCGACTCCAATGATGACGGATTAATGGATAACCCTGATGCTTTTAAAGATCTAGTATTGTCTAACAATTACATATTTCAAAAAAAAATAACTTCAGCTGGAGTTGACGACTTTAATTATGTGTCAGCTGATTTGGAAAATATTTTGGTCATAACTAATGACAATCAAATAGGTGCTTACAGTGCATATGATGTTGACACAGTGTTTTATAATTCAGTGACGGGAGTGTTTAAAAAGTTATCAATTAGTACCCAAACTCTTGAAGTCATAGGAGATTACAAAGCTCATTTGGGAAGAGCAAGTCTAAAATTTCAATATCTACACAGTGCTGACAGTTCCAGCAGAATAGATCCCAGTGTAACCAATATTATAGATGTTTTTTTATTAACTAGGTCATATGACGCCAATTTTAGATCGTGGTTGGACGGCACTGTGGAAAATAAACCTTTACCGTTGAGTTCAGATTCCATGTACAAAAATTTTGGTACACAGATCAACCTTATCAAATCGATCAGCGATGAAGTGATATATCATCCAGTCAAATACAAAGTGTTATTTGGTGATAAATCTGAATCTAAATTTCAAGCCACATTTAAAGTGGTAAAAAATATTAACGAAGTCACAAACAATGATGATATCAAGGTGCGTGTGATTCAAGCCATCAATCAATATTTCAATTTAGAAAATTGGGATTTTGGTGATACTTTTTATTTTTCCGAACTCAGTACCTATGTAATGACTCAACTGGCTCCGGACATTGTGACCTTTGTGATAGTGCCAGATCAAGTGGTGCAAACATTTGGCAGCTTGTATGAAATAAAATCTGAAAGTGATGAAATTTTTATCAGTGGAGCAACTGTACAGGATGTTGAAATAATTGATGCTTTGACCGCTTCCAAATTGAGAGCCAGTGGTTTAGTGGTCTCTGCTACCAACTCAATCAACACAGGCATCACCAGTAGCACTAGCAGTTCTTCCGGTGGCGGGTCTTCCAGCGGGAGTTATTAATGGCTTACGACAATAATCAAGAAGAATTTGCTTTACCAATTGGATCAGATAATTCCAGCAAGCGAAAAACCAGCAACTTATTGCCAAGGTTTTTTAGAACTCCCACCAACAACAAATTTCTTTACAGTACTTTAGATCAACTGCTAAGTCCAGGCACTGTGGAAAAAATCAGTGCTTTCTATGGCAGAAAAACAGCCAAAGCATTTGAGTTCAATGACAGTTATGTGCAAGAAGTCAGTGATGATAGACAAAACTACCAATTGGAACCAGTGGTGGTGCGCAGAGACAATCTCAACAATGTAATCTTCCACAAAGATTATGTGGACTACATCAACCAAATCAAAAGTTTGGGTGGCAATGTGGACAACCACAGCGTGTTGAATGCTCAGGAATACTACAGTTGGAATCCCAACATTGACTGGGATAAATTTGTAAATTTTAGAGAATATTACTGGCTGACCTATGGTCCCGATCCCATCACCATCACAGGACTACAGCAACAGGTACAAAGTACCTACACAGTCACGCTGAGTGACAATCAGGACAATGTGGCCTATCTATTGACACCAGATGGTCAAACAGTTAATGCCACCATCACACTGTACAGAGGCATCACTTATCGTTTTGATATCAATACTCCAGGACTGCCATTCACTATCAAAACTGCTAGAACTTTGGATGAAGATTTTTTATTTGCTGAATCTCCCAATGGTGTGAGTGATCAGAACATAGAGCAAGGCGTGATGACTTTTGTGGTGGATGCAAACACACCAGACACTTTATATTATGTGTCGGCCAATGATATCAATGCCTATGGATTAATACTAATAGCCAATATTGAAGAAAACAGTGAAATAGATGTGGAAAAAGAACTCATAGGCAAAAAAGATTTCACATTAAACAATGGTATTGCTCTTTCCAACGGTATGAAAGTGAATTTCAAAGGCAATGTTACTCCTGCAAAATATGCACAGAACGATTGGTATGTGGAAGGAGTGGGCGAATCCATTCAATTGACCAATGAACAGGAACTAGCAGTGCCCAATGACATTGCAGATGAAAATTTAGATCAGTTTGATGATGCTGAAGGATTTGACAGAGCCACTTATGATATTGATGACACTGCAGCAGATCAAAAAGATTATATTGTAATCAAAAAAAATTCTTTGGACAGAAATCCATGGAGCAGAGACAACAAATGGACCCACAAATCAGTGCTGCAAGCAGTGGCCGACTACAATGGAGTGCCTTTGGATGTGGACGAAACACTGAGAGCCAAACGACCCATCATAGAATTCGAAGCTGGTTTAAAATTGCATGAGTTTGGCACATTTGCCAAACAGCACGTGGATGTGATTGACACATTCACCACTGATGTGTTTTCCGACATAGAAGGAGCCACAGGTTACAATGTGGATGGTGTGGATTTGGTGAACGGCATGAGAATTTTAGTGACTGCGGACACAGACATACTGGTCAAAAACAAAATATTTCAGGTAAAAATAATTAATTTTGGTGGTGATGGTGACCCCACCAACAAACAAATAGCACTGACAGAAGTTGAAGATACTCAACCATTGGAAAATGAAGTGGTATTGATCTTGAATGGTGAAGTCAATCAAGGCAAAATGTTTTACTACAATGGCCAATCTTGGAAAACAGCACAAGCAAAAATTTCAAATAATCAAGCACCACTGTTTGACTTATGTGATAGTACAGGAGTTAGTTTTAGTGACACACAAAAATATTTCAGTACAAATTTTTTAGGCAATAAAATTTTTAGTTATAGAATTGGCACAGGTGTGAATGACGCAGAACTGGGGTTTCCGTTATCATATAGAAATGTCAATAATGTGGGTGACATAGTGTATGATTTTAACCTTTTAACGGATTCTTTCACCTATCAACAAGGTGACACGCTGATACAAAAAAACACAGATGTGGGATATTTGAAAAAATACAGCTCAAGAACATCAAAAAAATACACACATGGCTGGATCAAAGCTGCAAGTAATAGCAGGCAGATGGTGATAAGACAATATTTTGGCAAAGAACAAACCAACGATTTTGCCATTGATCAGTATGCACGCAGTGGTTTGATTCAAAACTTGATTCTTAAAGTTTATGTTGATAATGAATTGTTGGCATCCAATCAATTTACCACTTTCACAAACAATGATGTGCTGTATGTTAGATTGAATAAAAAATTGCAAGACAATCAATCAATAGTTTTGAAAACACACTGCAATGAATATAAAACCGCTTTGGGATATTATGAGATGCCAATCAATTTACAAAACAATCCTCTCAATGCCAATGTTAACAGTTTTACTTTTGGCCAAGTAAACAACCATGTGAACAGCATAGTTGAAAGTATAGACGCCTTTGTAGGCTTCAATCCAGGGTCTAACAATCTAAGAGATCTAGGAGATATCACAAAATATGGCACTCAATTTGTGCAACACAGTGCACCAATCAATTTGGCTCTGTACCATGTAGCAGAAAAACAAGCCAATGTGGTCAAAGCAGTTACCTACGCTGCTAAAGAATATGACAAATTTAAAAAATTATTTTTGCAAACTGCTGAAAACAGTGGATTTGGAGGCACAGTGCGTGAACATGTGGATCTCATAATGCAAAACATCAATGCTGATAAAAATTCTAACATGCCTTTTTATTTCAGTGACATGATTCCTTATGGAGCTGCAAAAAAATTATCTTACAAAGTGTACGATGACAGCAACATCTATTTTGCTTTGAGTCAAACATTCAGCATGAACACACTCAGCACCAAAGCAGTGCAGGTGTATTTGAATGGTGCACAATTGTTGCATGGCATAGATTACAGTTTCAATAATGAAAATTTTTGTGTGATTTCCAAAGCATTAGTGGTGGATGATTTGGTCGAAATATTTGAATATGAAAGCACTATAGGCAATCATGTGCCACCTACACCAACCAAATTAGGTTTATATCCTAGATATCAACCAAAGATATATCAAGATGACACTTTGATTGATCCAGTGGCTGTGATCCAAGGACATGATGGCAGTCTAATCGTGGCTTTTGGGGATTATAGGGACAACTTGTTGTTAGAACTTGAAAAAAGAATCTACAACAATATAAAAGTTGTGTACAACAAAGATTTCAGAAACATACATGATTTGTTTCCTGGAGCATACAGAGACACAGGATATAAAATTGAAAATATTGATCAATCAATCATAGATGATTTTGTTAGATGGAACAGTTTAGCTGGTGGATCAGATTACACAAATAGTTTTTTCTATGATAGTTTGAATGATTTTACCTATAATCATTCACACATGCTGTCTCCAATGGGCAAACCATTGCCAGGATTTTGGAGAGCCATTTACAAGCAAGCCTATGACACAGACAGACCACACAGCCATCCTTGGGAAATGTTGGGCTTCAGTGAGCAGCCCACTTGGTGGACTCAAGTGTATGGTCCAGCACCATACACCAGTGACAACTTGATTCTTTGGGAAGATCTTCAGTCTGGTGTGATTAGAGAGCCAGGTAAAAAATTAGTGTATGACAGCAGATACAAACGCACTGATTTGTTAAATCATTTGCCAGTGGATGAAGATGGTAATTTACTCAGTCCCATGGAAAGTAACTACGCAAAAAATTTTATTTTAAGTTTATCCACTGAAAATTTTAAATTTGGAGATCATGCTCCAGTGGAAACTGCTTGGAGACGCAGTTCTAACTATCCTTTTGCTGTGTTAAAAGCAATGATGTTGAATAGACCTGCTTACACTATGGGCGTAAACTTTGACGTGTCAAGAATTTCAAAAAACATTACAGATGAAATCATAAACAATGTGACTGAAAAAAGAATATCTCTAAAAGATTTAATTTTTCCTAACAGTCAAAAAGATGAAAATTTTATTTTGACTTCAGGCATAATCAACTACATTGCAGATTACATAAAAACAGATGTGTTAACAAATTATCAAGATTACAAGCAATCATTGACAAGCCTCACTCAACAGTTGGGTTTTAGGGTCAAAGGATTCACAGAAAAAGAAAAATTTAAACTGTTGCTGGACAGTAGGTCGCCTTTGAACAAAAGCAATGTGTTTGTGCCAGACGAAAACTACGACATACATCTAAATATAAGTTCGCCAGTTGAAGTGCTGGTGTACAGCGGTGTGGTCATTGAAAAACTTCCGCAAGGGTTTGTGATAAAAGGATATGACTCTAACTATCCTAAATTTAATTATTTTAAACCAGTTAAAAAGCTGGATGATCCAATCAAAAAAGTTGGTGCTGTCAGCAGTCAATATGTTGTGTGGACAGTGAACAAACGCTACTCAGCCACACAGATAGTGCAGTTTCAAAATCAGTATTATGCAGCCAAAATAGATCATTTCAGTGGCAATAAATTTGACAATAGCAAGTATCAAAGATTACCAGCCTTGCCAACTGAAGGCGGAGTAGTGGCTACTTTCAGCAGAAATTTTTCCAACACACTATCTACTATTGATTACGGCACAGTGCTGAGCAAACCACAAGATGTGGTGGATTTTTTATTAGGATATTCTGCATATCTTGAATCCAAAGGTTTTATTTTTGACAGTTTTAACAAAGACATCAACACTGTAGAAAATTGGGGGTTGAGCGCACAAGAATTTTTATTTTGGACCACACAAAATTGGAGAGCCGGAGCAGTGTTGGCTTTGAGTCCTGCAGCCAATGTGTTGAAATTAAAAACTCAATACGCCGTGGCAGACAATGTGTTTGATAATTTTTATGACTACGCTGTGTTGAGAGCGGACGGTGTAAAAATATTACGACAAAGACTACAAGTGGTGCGCCAAGGCAACGACTTTACCTTAACCACAAAAAATACCAGTGAAGGAATCTATTTTGTAAAAATTCCTTTAGTTCAAAAAGAACACGTGGTGCTAATAGACAACGTGACGGTGTTCAATGATGTAATCTATGATTTAGCTCCAGGATACAGACAGGAACGGATCAAAGTCATAGGATATGTGGTCAGTGATTGGAATGGATCTTTGGATGTGCCCGGATTTGTGTATGACGAAGTGATTGTGAAAGAATGGCAGACTTACACAGATTATGCCATGAGCGATGTGGTCAAATACAAAGAATTTTTTTACAGTGCCAATGTAAATGTCAAAGGCAGTGATATTTTTGAAAATGAATTTTGGACTAGATTGAATCAAAGACCTGTGAGCATACTCAGACCAAACTTTGAATACAAAACCAATCAGTTTGGAGATTTTTATGATTTAGACACAGATAATTTTGATGTAACACAGCAAAAACTAGCACAACATTTGATAGGCTATCAAAAGAGAGAATATCTACAAAACATTATTAATGATGACGTGGCGCAATACAAATTTTATCAAGGATTTATACAGGACAAAGGTACAAAAAATGCGCTGAGCAAATTGTTTGACTCATTGGCCAGCGCTGACAAAGACAGCATTGAGTTCTATGAAGAATGGGCTATCAGAACTGGACAGTATGGTGCAGCAGAAGCATTTGATGAAGTGGAGTATCTGTTAGACGAAAAAAAATTTAGATTGAATCCACAACCTGTGTTGTTAACAGATGATCCTACACCATCAGATCCTGATTTTGTGGTGCGAATCAAATCTGATGAAACCTATTTGCAATCATCTAATTACAATCACAGACCATTTCCTATCAAAACTGGCTTGGAAGAATATGTTAAAACAGCCGGTTTTGTGGATCCAGAAGATGTAAATTTTACATTAAAATTTTATGATGACATACTCACCATAGACACCACACAACTAAAGTTTGGACAATATGTGTGGATAGGTTTTTTTCAACAGAGCTGGAACATTTATAAACACATTAAAATTGAATCTAAAGTGCTCACAGTGGAGGAACAAAATAATTTGGTTATTGTGACCACTGATATGCCTGTGTTATTGAACAAGGATGACATAATTTCAGTGACTATCCCACAACTCAACTCCACTCAGTTGTTCAAAGTGAAAAGTGTTGCGTTGGACAAAATCACTTGTGAAAAAAATGGTGTCACACAGCAGACAACCAACGATGGATCTTCATTTGGATTTCTAGGTAAATTTGTCAGCAACAAATTGAGCCAGCTTCAAAATATTAACAACAAAGCCAGTGAATTTGCTGGATTCAAAGACAATGATTTATTTTGGATAGAAAACAACAATCTTGATGATTGGGTAGTGTTAAAAAATAAAAAAACTTTTCAACAACATCAACACATTACAAATTGGAACACTGACAGCAGCGGCTCTTATGGACAAAGCATAGCCGTGGATCACAGCAACAACGTGATGGTGGTGGCAGATCAAAATATTGGACTGTACGTGTATCAGCGTGGCAGCAATGGAGGTCAATTCACTCTTAGACAAGTGATAGATGTGCCACAAAATATTTGGACAGGCACAGCAGACTTTGGAGCGGCAGTGGATATCAGCCCAGATGGCAAATACATAGTGGTAGGTGCTCCCAAAGCCTCCAACGTGAGATCATATTACAAAGGCGTGTACAATGTGAATGCATCGTATGCTGTGGGTGACATAGTGTTGCACAAACAACAATTATGGAGTGTGGTGAATCCAGTACTGGGCCAAGACCCTTCAGTGGACTTTACCACATTCAGTGCCAGTAGTTTTTGGAGTGAAGCCGAATATGATGCTGGCACAAACAGTTATCCTGAAATCAAACAAATGATCACAGGCAATTACACTTTTGCAGGCGTGGGCGCTGACCACATTTTGATCAGAGCCACCACAGATCAATACAGAGGCAGTGCAGTGGGTGACACTTTAGTATTGTATTGGAACAATTTGACCACAGAATATCCCACAGGCAACACACCATTCAATGGCACAGCAGTGGGCATAAACAAAGCGTTCATTGATGGAGCACATTTGATTGATGAAAAAATTGATGAAATTATCAACATAGATTTGACTATTACTGCTCCCTTAGTGGGTGATGGGTTGAACACTGATAACGCCAACGGCACAGTGGCATATATTTTTACTCAAGGCACTCAATCTATCATATATTTAAAAAATGTCACAGGTAATTTAGCAGATGCTGCACAAATAAGATTGGGACCTACTCCTGTGGGAGATTACACTCGCGTATTTTTGGAAGATTATGACAGTGTGGCTGGATGGTGGAAGATAGATGTGCCATCACCAGGCACCACATCAGCACAGGCAGACAACAAAAAATCACTGGTGGTGAGGGACATCATCAAAGCAGGTGATCCACGCACAGCTTTCTTGTATTTCAACAGTTTGGACACACAACAAGCACAGTCAATATTGCCAACTATTATCACACCTGCTAGTCAGTTGAGTATCTTGAGTTATTACAAAACAGAATCTATCCCTGGTTACAGCACCTACATAGGAGATATATTTGACAGTAGATTCCTAGTGAGAGTGCCCAAATCTATGAGTGACGTGCTGCCCACTGCTACTTATGATGAAGTGGGAATCTGGTACAACACCATACAGACAGGAGCACCTCCTGCGGTGACTGAACCCACTGCTTTGGATTTACCTTTTGAGGATCTCAATGGCGTGAAAGAAATAATTGATGTGTGGAATGGATTTTTAAGAGTGCTGGCACAGCCAGACGGTTTAGGCTTATTTTATGTGCCCACAGTGGGCGACACTGTGCAGGATGATGCCACGGGCAGTCAAGCAGAAGTTGCTTATGTGAAAGTGATTGGGTTCAATCTACTACAAATATACATCAAAAACAAAACCGGATCGTTCAGTGTGGGCACTGACTTTGGTCCACCAGTCAATTTGACCTTAATCGGCACACCCAACAGAACTGTGGGAGTGATTCAACGCAGTGAATTGGAAGATGCAGTGGTGGGCTCATTGTTTGTGTTTGATGCTGTGAATAATCTTGTTCCAGCCAGCAACAGCGCATATCATTTTATAAATGGTTTGGAATATTATTTGTACCAAGATATCACTCAAGATGGAGTCAGTAGAACTTCCAGTGTGCCTTCACGCACCAACAGAGACTATGAACAAACTTTCAATATACCTGCTGGATTAGGCTACATTTCAGGGTTGAATGAGCAAGGCATATTCATGGTGTATCAGCGTCAGCGCAACAACAGCTACACATTGTATCAATCTTTCATAGTACCGCAAGCACAACCTGCAGCCTTGTCAGCAGAAGGAAATTTTCTCGGATTGGGCACATCTGTAAAACTGAGACAGAACAATAACATAACCACTCTTTATGTGGGCACAGCAACCACCAATGGCGGAGCCAGTGCTGGTAGATTATATTTTGTGAAAAAAGCTACCACTGTGCCAGACTGGCACCTTAATGTGGATCCATACTACACAGGCTTGTTTGATGTCACAGAAACTTATTATACCAATGATTTGGTGGCATACAATGATGTCATATACAAGAGTTTAACCATACAAAGCCCTGGCAGTTTCAATGCAATATTTTGGGAAGAACAACCTGAAGGCATAGACTATTTAGGTTTTGTGCCACCAGGACCAATACCAGGATCTCCTTCATTTCCCACAATAGAAGGAGACAGCACACAGAACATACAATCATTGACATCTTTTGGTTCTGCATTTGACGTGAACGATTCAGGATCAGTGCTTGCAGTGGCCATTGATGATCTGGTGGACTCTACTATTCAAAAAAAATTAGTGGTGTATAGATTGAACAACAATAGATATCAATTTGCACAAACACTAACTTCACCAGACAGTGGAGAAGACAACGCAGAATTTGCCAGCAAGATTGCAGTGAGCAACAATGGCATGTTATTGTCTGTGTCCAATCCTCGTGCTGATCAAATTATCACAGATGGTGGGGTGGTGTACTTGTACAAACAAATCAATGGAGTGTTTCAATCAGTGCAAACGCTTTCCAGCCCACAGCCCAAAGCCACAGAAAGATTTGGAAACAATATAGATTTTGATGGAAACACATTAGTGGTGTCCAGTGTCAATGGGGACACAGAATTGAATTTTAGTCTAGACCAAGGATTAACATATTTTGACAAAGGTGCCACCACATTTAACACCAAGATTTACAACACAGGGTCAATCTATGTGTATGAAAATTACAATCACGTGCTGATATATGCTGATGAACTCAGTGTGAATAATACCAATCTATCTGAATTTGGAAAAAATTTAAAAATTATTGACAATCATGTATATGCATCTTTGCCTTTCTACATAAATGATCTAGCATCTCCAAACACAGAAGGATTGATAATTGATTTTAGAAAGTCTGTAGATTCCAACACATGGACAAATCACAAGACTCCAATGTATCCAGCAGATTTACATAAAGTAAAATCTATATTTTTATACAATGTTAAAACTAATAAATTAATTTCCAAATTGGATTACTTGGATCCTATACAAGGAAAAATTGCTGGTACGGCTGAACAAGAATTATATTACAAAACAAACTATGATCCAGCAGTTTACACCAATGGACACACAGGCGTCACAGTGGATGCTCAAACCAGTTGGAGCAAAGAACAAGTGGGCAGGTTGTGGTGGGATTTGAGCACTGTAAAATTCTACAATGCATATCAAAATAATATTATTTTTGCTAATAATTATTGGAACAAATTATTTCCAGGATCATCCATAGATGTGTGTGAATGGGTGGAATCAATTTATACTCCACAAGAATGGAATGCATTGGCCAGCAGTAATTCTGCAGCGGCTGTGCTGGCAGGCATAAGCGGCACTGCTCGCTACAACACATCTACCTACGCTGAAAGACGTGTGTATGACTATATTTCCCAAAGTTTCAGTGTGAGATATTATTTTTGGGTGAAAAATAAAACTACGTTGCCCAACATTGAAGGCAGAAAAAAACTCAGTGCATTTGATGTGGCACAGTTGATAGAAGATCCAAGAAAACAATTTTATAGACATGTGACATTGTTGAGTGATAATAAATTTTCACTGTACAATGTTGCTAACTTACTGCAAAATCAAGATGTGGCTATTAATTTTAGTTTTTGGAACATAGCTGATAAAAATATCAACATACACAATCAATATCAATTGATAAGTGATGGAGTGAACTACAGTAGACCCAACAAGGAGATAGAGTCTGTATGGTTTAACAGTTTGATAGGTTATGATGAAAATTTTCGCACAGTACCTGACGAAAAACTCAGCACCAAATACAAATATGGCACGCTGAGAAAACCAAGACAAAGCTGGTTTATAAATCGTATTGAAGCATTAAAACAATTGATTGAAAGAATCAACGCAGTTTGTCTAAAAAATTTAATAGTTTACAATAATGACATCAGTAGATTATCAGAATCAGAAACCGTACCCAGCAGCGTGAAAAGATTGTATGATCTCAGCAAAGATTCATTTGCCGATCTAGCTTTTGTTGGCACAGCCAATGTGACACCCGCAGTATTGACACCAGTGATTGTGGACGGAAAAATAATCACAGTGAACATTGCTGCCAGTGGCAGTGGTTACAAAGTGGTGCCAACTTATAAAATAATAGATCCTAGAGGCACAGGATCAGGAGCTGAACTTACACTAACCACCAATGTGTTTGGACAAATAACCAATGTCACAGTGAATCGCAGTGGCAGCAATTACAGCAACAACACACGCATCGAGGTAAGAAAATTCAGTGTGCTGATTAAATCTGATGAAAATATCAATGGCAAATGGGCCATTTACAACTGGGATGAAGCAGAAGGCATTTGGAATAGAAGTGTCTTGCAAGCCTACAATGTCAATTTATTTTGGAATTATGTGGACTGGTATGCGGACGGATATGGAAAATTTACAGAAATAGATCAGAGCATTTCTGACAGTTACAAATTGCAACTGATAGATGATGCAATTGGTGACATTGTAAAGATTGAAAATATAGGCACTGGTGGTTGGATTTTGTTGGAAAAAATAGACAATAAACCAGATGTAGACTACACCATCAATTACAAAACTGTGGGTAGACAGAACGGAACCATACAATTTTCCAATCAGTTATTTGACTTTGCATCGTCGATCAGTGTAGGCTTTAACAGCACCAGTTATGATTTAACCACATATGATTATCAACCTATCACAGAAACAAGAATCATATTGGAAACCATAAGAGATAGTATTTTTGTGGATGAGTTAGAAACTGAATACAATCAACTATTTTTTGCCAGCTTACGATATGTATTTTCTGAACAATCTTCAGTGGACTGGGCATTTAAAACCAGCTTTGTCAAAGGCAAACACAATGTGGGAGAATTATCTCAAAAAGTGGCTTATAAAAATGACAATTTAGAAAATTATCAAGATTATATCAACGAAGCAAAACCCTACAAAACAAAAATAAGAGAATACATCAGTGCTTATGAATTTTTAGACAATGATCCTATGGGAGTAACTGATTTTGATCTGCCAGCTACTTATAATGCGCAAACCAATAAAATAGAAGTTAGTGTGGCTAAAATTGCCAACAATCAAATAAATGGATACAATTTCACAGACACATACCCCAACAAGCACTGGTTCGACAATTTAGGTTTTAAAATAAAAGACATTAAAATTTCCAACGCAGGCAGTGGATATTTGGGCGTGCCTGTGTTGCATATTACAGGTGGTGGAGGCACAGGAGCCACTGCTAAAGCATACGTGACCAATGGCAAAGTCACACGCATTGAAATTATTAATCAAGGATCAGGTTACATATCAGCTCCTACAATCAGTATTCAAGGAACTTTGAGCACTGGCGGTGTTACTGCCACTGCTGTGGCTGTACTGGGTGATTCTTTGATCAAATCCACGCATATCAGAGTAAAATTTGATAGAACAACGGGCACATTGTTGATCACTAATCTTGTGAGAACAGAAAATTTTGTTGGTTCAGGCAATCAACTTAAATTTTTATTGAAGTGGCCCATCAATCTTAAGTCTAATAAAATTACAGTCACAGTGAATCAAAGAAGAGCATTGTTCAGCGAATACATTTATAACAATGCAGAAGATACCAGCAAGTCATATCTGCGTTATAAAGGATTCGTTACATTTAATCAGCCTCCAGCATTGGGCAGTACCATACAAATTCAATATGAAATAGATGCCAACGTGTTGCAAACGCAAGACAGAGTAAATCTGTTGTATGAACCCACCACAGGTCAACTGGGCAAAGATTTGGCTCAATTGATTGACGGCATAGACTATGGCGGAGTAGAGGTGCGAAGTTTTTCATTTGGTGGAGGCACAGGATGGGACGCTGATCCTTATTTTACTTCCACTTGGGACACTTATGATACCACATTTGAAGATGAAGTGTTTAGATTGGATGGCAGCACCAACACTTTTGTGCTGAGTCAGCCATTGGCAGCAGGTGTAAATTACAACATTTATAAAAATGGAGTGCGTATAGATGATCCCAACTATGGCACACCTCAACCAGTGAGCAATCCCAATGCACTGATGAAGACCATTGTGGGCGATGGCAGCACCACAGTGGTGCAGATTGACGAGCAAGTGATTCCCACAGTGAACAATGATTTGATTGTGATACGCAAATCCACCAGTGATGGCAGTTTCTTGCCAGATCCTGATGCCTATGACACACTATTGCAAGGAGGTGATTTGACCTACAACACTGCCACAGGAATACTTTCACAAGATATCATTGTGGATGGTGATGGATTTGTAACACCGACCACCAGCAAAGGTCCAGAAGAATTAGTTCCAGGACAAGTGTTGGACACAGTGGACATACAAGTGTATGATAGATCAGGAGAAACCGGCAGCAGAATCAACAGTTACAATTACAAAGGCAATGGAACCACCACAACTTTTGTTATAGATTCATTGCCACAAAGTCAAGAAGGTGTGTTTGTCAAAGTGAATAATGTGATTATGAGCAATTCTTTGTACACCACTGACTTCCCCACCAAGACTGTGATTTTCAACAGTGCTCCGGCCATGAATGCACAGATAAACATAATCACCATGAGTATCAATGGTGAAAGCATTGTGGACACAGATACATTTTTGGGAGATGGCAGCACATTTATATTTGTGACCAGAGCCAAATACAACGTCAATCAAACATCTTATGTCAAAGTGAATGGTCAAACAGTTAGTTACATTGTAGGAGAAACCGACAGTGGATATCAATACACTGGCATGACATTGATAAGATTTGCAATACCTCCAGCAGCAGGCAGTGTGATCACTTATGTGATATACAACAGTGTCAGCAAAACTTTCAGTGAAGTCACTTATGATGATTTTTTAGGTGATGGCAGCACTGCTGTGTACACTTTAAGTGCTACGCCTTTCAATCAAGAACCACTCACACACAATGTGATAGTGAAAGTGGGCAACAGTGTGCTGAATGCCGGATACAACGAAAGATTTGATGTCACAGCAAACAGACAGTATGCACTCAACAATTGGCAACAGCCTATTGGATCAGTTTTAAACACTGATGTGAGAGTATTTCTTAATGGCATAGAACTTGTGACCACTCAATACAGATGGGAAAGTGCCAGCAGCAGTGTGTTTTTAGAATTAGGTGTGGGCACTGTGGGTGATAAATTAAAAGTGTATGTGATTTCAGACGGCGACTACACAGTGGTTGGCAATGTGCTCACCTTAGACACTGCACCAACGATTGGTCAAACAATCAAAGTATGGCAGTTCACCAATCATGACGTGGAACAAATAGAACGCATTAATTATGATGTGGTGGCTAGAAGCACTTTGGTGGTTAACAGTGAAGATTATTTTGAATATCAAAATTTAACCAACGGCATTGTGCGTCTGCGCGATCCTGCTCTGGATGCACAATATGTATGGGTGTCAGTGAATGGCACCACTCTATCTCCAAGCGTGGATTATAAAATTTCAAATGATCAACAGTTGTTGAAAATACGCACTCCTCTTCAGCCTAACGACGTTTTGGATATTGTACATTTTACCGCTCCCAAATACAATGTAAAATTTGGATTTAGACAATTCAAAGACATGCTAAACAGAACACACTACAAACGTCTTGGTAATGATTACAAATATTACTTGACTCAAAATTTATATTGGTACAGTCAAGAAATATTTTTAACGGATACCACAGGATTGACTGTGCCTAATCCTCTGGCTGGCAGACCAGGAGTGTTGTTTATTGATGGCGAAAGAATAGAATATTTTTTAAAACACAACAACAGAGTGGGTCAATTGAGACGAGGCACATTGGGCACTGGTATTAAAACAGTGCATGCAGTGGGAGTTGAAACATTTGACCAGTCTGCTTTCCAAAATGTTCCTTATGCTGATGAAACAGTCACAGAGGTGTTTACCAGTGATGGATCCACTCAAAATATTACTTTGAGCTGGATTCCTCAATCAGCCAATGAATTCGAAGTGTTTGTGGCAGGCAAAAGATTAAGAAAAAACAGTATCAATCAATACAATGTTGCGCTGGGAATGGACAGTCCTGAAGCAGATGTGATTTTACCAGCTGAATTCAGTGTTACTGGTACTTCCACTACTTTAACCTTGACTGTGGCACCTCCCATAAATACCCGCATTACAGTGGTGCGTAGGCTGGGTAAACTATGGAATGCAGACACAGCATTGAGTCAAACAGAGAATGATATAGCTAGATTCTTGCGTGCAAAAGAAGTGAGTTTGCCGCAATAAATACATGATAAAAGGATGATTTAATGAACAATTTTAACGAACACAACGGCACACTGATACAAGGACACATCAAAATATTGGATCCAAACACTGGTGAAATTCTGGTCAATCAACGCAATGCAATACACTATGAAAACATGAGCATAGGATTGGCAGAAAGTTTGGCCAATGAAGGTCAAGGATTTATCAATTCCATGGTGTTCGGCACAGGTGGTACCTACATTGATCCCACAGGCATAGTGACCTATCTTACTCCTAACAGCACCGGCACGAATGCCACACTGTATAATCAAACATTCAGCAAAGTGGTGGATGACAGATCAGTCAGCAACACAGACCCTGTGAGAAACAAAATCGAAACTCGTCACGTCAGTGGCACCAATTACACAGATATATTGGTCACTTGTTTGTTGGATTATGGTGAGCCCAGCGGTCAGGATGCAGTGGACGCTGCCACAGGCACAGAAAATTTGTACGTGTTTGATGAATTGGGATTGCAGAGCTACTCCAGTTCAGGCACAGGTAGATTATTAACTCACGTGATATTTCATCCAGTGCAAAAAAGTTTAAACAGGTTAATACAGATAGATTACACAGTAAGAATACAAAGTTTATCTGGTTTATAATTGACATAAAATATGGCATACACAGTAAATTTTACAGATGTGGTCAACAAAGGCAGTCTTACTGTGGACGACGGCACAGTCAATCAACAGACCAGTTTGTCATTACCAGGACGAAATACCACTTCATATGGTACCATTATAGCAGAAAATTTTTTACATTTGTTAGAAAATTTTGCCAAGAACACTGCTCCTGTGAATGCAGTGGAAGGCCAGTTGTGGTATGATACCACAGTGGGCGTGGACCAATTAAAAATTTATGACGGCACACAGTGGGTAGCAGCAGGCGGATTAAAAAAAGCACTCACTCAACCAGCAGCTGGCGAGAGTGTGGTGGGTGACCTTTGGGTGGACACAGACAATCAACAATTGTATCTTTTCACAGGATCAGGTTGGGTGTTGGTAGGACCAGAATTCAGTCAAGGATTGAGCACAGGCAGCAAGCCATATGAAATCATAGGCACAGACAATGTGACCTACACTGTAGTTCTATTGGAAGTGCAAGCCAAACCAGTGGCCATCATCAGCACCAAAGCCTTCACTCCCAAGGCTGCCATCACAGGATTTAGTACCATTCAACCAGGAGTCAATCTCAGCGCTGCCAACATAGAAGGTGCAGGAGTGGGTAAATTTTATGGCACTGCACAGAAAGCAGATGCACTGATCGCTGCCAACAGCGAAGTGGTTTCAGGATCTTTGTTTTTAAGAAAAGACAAAGCCAATATTGCTGACTTTTCACTAAAAATCAACAACAATGATGGGTTGGATGTGGGCAACAGTGCCATATTTAACATTGGCATTGAAGGACAAGCAGCCGTAATCAGTCATAGAACAGCAGGAGCCAATATTGATTTTAGAGTGAATGATCAAGGTGTCACTCGCACAGTGATGAGAATAGATTCCAACACCAATGTGGGCATCAACAATTCAGCACCAGCCGAAGCACTGGATGTCACAGGCAACATCAAGTCAAGTGGAGAACTATATGTGGACGCAGTGACCAATGCCAACAATGTCAGCACTGGCGCACTAATAGTAAAAGGTGGAGTTGGCATAGCTAAAAAATTATATGTGGGAGAAGCTGCCACTTTTCAAGACAGTGTCACCAGTAGAGACATTGCACCCAATGCCAACAACACTTACAATATTGGTTCAGTCAGCAATAGATATTTGAACATATATGCCAATAATTTTGTGGGCAATCTCATAGGCAACATCACAGGCACAGTGAGTGGTGCTTCAGGAACCAGCAATAAATTGACCAGTTTGACCACATTTGAGATGAGTGGTGATGTGAGTGCCCCAAGTTTTACGTTTGATGGACAAACGGGTGGCACAACAAAAACTTTTGTGACTTCGGTCAGCAACAGTTTTATAGCCAATAAAACAGCACAGGCCAGCTCTTTGTCCAGTGATGAATTTATTTTCAACAGAGTGTCAGGCACCACAGGAGTTTTCAAAATTGGCAGAGACAATCTATTCAATGCCATTGCTAAAATTCCTGCAGGCAGTATTTTTCCCTATGCTGGCTCCTCAACACCTGCATACTGGTTGTTGTGTGATGGATCAGAAGTGTTAAGAAGCACATATCCCGAATTATTTGCTGTGGTAGGACACAGTTTTGGTACACCACCCAGTGGCACCGGGTCATATTTTTTATTGCCTGATTTGAGAGGCAGACTGCCTTTGGGTCGAGACAACATGGGAGGCACAGGAGCCAACAGAGTCACAGATGTGGCTGCTGATTCAGTGGGAGGATTTGGTGGCACAGAAAATAAAACCATAGGCATACAAAATTTACCTGAACACGAACATGATTTGCAAGGTGCAGCAGGTGCACAATATTATGCAATTAGAGATGTGCCAGGCGTAGGAGCAGGTGAAGTCACAGCAATCACTTATGATGCGCCCACAGGCACAGGACAAGGTTCTGCTATATCATCTAGCGGTGGAGTGGCCAATCCCACACTGGGGCAACCACAGGACGTGATGAATCCATTCTTGACCATCAATTATATAATTTACACAGGACAAACACCATAATGAGTTACAAAATAAACAAAACTGACGGCACACTATTGGTGGATCTGCTGGACGGCAGCATAGATACATCAGCATCAGATATCACACTGATTGGAAGAAACTACAAAGGCTTTGGAGAATTAATCAATGAAAACTTTGTGAAGATGCTGGAAAATTTTGCCAGTTCATCTGCTCCCGCAAATCCTATGCGTGGTCAATTGTGGTATGACACTGCGGAAAACAGATTGAAAGTTTACAATGGCACAGCATTTGCTACCAATGGCATTATTGTGGCCAGCACACAACCCAATTTAGCCACTGGTGATATTTGGCTCAACAGTCTCACCAATCAGATGAGTTTCTTCGACGGCACTGATTTGGTGCTGGTGGGTCCAACACACACAGCAGCACAAGGTGTGTCAGGCTTTGTGGCTCAAAGCATATTGAACACACAAAATCAAACCAAAACAGTATTGAAATTTTTTGTGCAAAACACATTGATAGGTGTTTGGAGTGCTGCACAATTTACTCCCATAGCAGCTCAAGTGATTTCCGAATTGATCACAGGATCCAATCCGTTGGGAATCATTTATCCAGGTTTTAATCTTGTCAACAATGCATACAAATACAGAGGCATTGCCACATTGGCAGAAGGATTGATTGATGGATTAGGCACCACTATATTGGCTGATTCATTTTTGCGCAGTGATGCCAACGATGTCACCACAGGCAGTTTAAAAATACAAAATAATTCAGGATTGACTTTGGGATTGAATGACAGTCTTCAATTGAAATTTGGCAGTGCGACTCTGCCCAACTCTAATATTATTGTAAGCAATGTGAGCAATGCTGATATTGCTATCAACGCTAAAAATCCTGCAGAGTACACAGCCATATTTGTGGATGGCAGTGCTGCCAGAGTGGGCATATTCAACACCACTCCTGCGTACTCATTGGACATCACAGGAGATGTGAGAATACAAGGCAATCTAATCACCAGCGGCAGCAGCACAGCAGTCACAGCAGAAGATTTAAGAGTGGAAGACAAGACCATAGAATTGGCCACTATCACCGGCACAGCATTGGGCAATGATGCCTACATAGATGGTGGTGGTATTGTGCTGAAATCCACAGCAGGAGACAAAACATTATTGTGGCAGGATGCCACAGACACTTGGAAAAGTTCAGAACATTTTAATCTAGCCACTGGCAAAGAATACAAGATCAACGGTACTAGCGTGTTGAGCAGCACCACATTGGGTGCCACAGTGACCAGCGCACCAGGTTTGACAGGCATTGGTACCTTGACCACTTTGAATGTGGGCAATTTATCACTGTCAGGCATCACCATCAGTGCCACAGGAAATTTACAATTGCAAGCCAGCACAAACATTATCAGCGTGCAAGGTTCAGCGAGAATCACTGGGCTGGGATTGCCGTCAGCTGCCACAGATGCCACCAGAAAAGATTATGTGGATGGATACTTGCCCATCAGTCTAGTGGTAGACATCACAGGATTTTCTCTGCTAGGAGCCGGAGTAAATGGCAGCATCATAAATTTATTGAATGATCTTTATCCAGTGGCTGGATATGCTGGAGCCGGATTGGGAATACCCGCCAGTGCCACAGGTAGAATAGCTAGAGTACACACCGTGGAGTCAGGTTCATTGAACGTGAATATTCCTGGAGCAAATTTGGAATCAGGATTGGACAAATCAACCACTGCGGTGGATCAGACTTTGAATGCTGCTCCCAACACAGTGCAGACTATTCAAACTACTCTCAGCGGTGCAGCATTGTTGGATCCAGGTCATATAAGAATTACCAGTTTGACAGCACATTTTTATGAAGTGGGCAACACAGTGACCATTTCAGGTTGCAACGGCGCAGGAGTGTTTGCTCCCACAGGATTTGATGGCACATACACGGTGGCCAAAGTGATAGAAAATGCCATTCCCAGCACACAATTTGACATAGATATTTCAGCCACTATACCTACTATTGATTCAGTGGCAGGTGGACTGTACAACGCCGGCAGTGCTGCTGTGGTAAGAACACCCCAACTGGGCAATTCGAACAAAACTGTGCTGCAGGATGTGGCTTTCAACACTGTGACAGGCACTGTGACTGCTGTGGTCAACAGAGGTCTTAAACAATTCATAGTTTCAGGGGGTGCTTGGACATTTCACAGCAATTTGACATCCACTGTGGTTTGATAAATAAACTTGTAAAAGGAAAAAAAATATGCCATATCAAATAGATCTAACTAATGGAACACTGCTTACCTATATTCAAGATGGTACCATTGATCAAACCACTAACCTCAAACTGGTGGGCAGAAACTATGCTGGCTACGGAGAAATTCAAAATGAAAACTTTGTGCATTTATTGGAAAATTTTGCCAGCAACAATGCACCCAGCAGACCACTGGATGGACAGATATGGTTTGACACAGCAGCCAACAAATTAAAATTTTACGACGGAGTGAAATTCAGAACCACTGGTGGTGCTGAAGTGGGCACCTCTCAACCAGCTGGATTGACCACTGGAGATTTTTGGTGGGACACTGCCAATGATCAATTGTATGCTTACAATGGCTCAGCATTTGTGTTGGTGGGACCACAAGGAGTAGGAGCCACAACCACTCAGTTGAAAAGTCGCACAGTCAAAGACACACTGAATGTGAATCAACCCATCATAGAAGGCATCATAGATGATGTCACAGTATTCTTAATCAGCAACAGTGCATTTACCATCAACACAGTGGATCCCACTCAATTCATCACAGGTTTTGACAGTGTGAAAAAAGGTATCACCATGGTGAACACACAGAACGCCACAGGTGGAGTGACCAGCACAGATCATAGATTCTGGGGCACAGCGTCCAACGCACTAAAATTGGGTGGAGTGGATGCTGCTAACTTTTTACAAGTGGGTGGCAACACCAATTTTGATGACACAGGTTTCACAGTGGGCACCGGCAATGATCTTAGAGTGAGCATCATCAACGGCAACGAAGGCAGAATTATCAATGAAGTGGGTTCAATAATCAAAATGGGAGCCAGCAACACACACTCAGTGAGTGTGACTGCTACAGGTATCAATCCACAGATAACCAACACATTCACTTTGGGCACAGTAGCAAATGTGTTCAGCAACGTGTATGCTACCAACTTCACAGGATTAGCATCGGAAGCCACAGCAATCAAAGTGAGTTCCACACTGTACAGCGGATCAACTGTTGCAGGTGTGAACACAGTGGCGTTGCGAGATGCTTCAGGCAATTTGACGGCAAACATTTTCAATGGCGTGGCCACTCAAGCAAGATATGCGGACTTGGCAGAGAAATATTTGGCAGATGAAAATCATCCCATTGGCACCGTGATGAGCATAGGCGGTGCAAAAGAAATTCAAAAAGCCACTCAAGGCAGCATAGTGGTAGGCGTGGTGAGCGGCGCTCCAGCATATTTGATGAACGCTGAACTGCAAGGCGGCACTGCAGTGGCTATCAAAGGCAGAGTGCCAGTTTTGGTAACAGGCACAGTAGTCAAAGGTGACAAAATTGGAGTCAGCAGCACAGCAGGAATTGGTATCAAAGTCACAGAAGGTGATTATTTTGCAGTCACTTTGGAAACTGACAGCAGATCAGGCGTCAAACTGGTTGAGTGTTATATCAAATAATAATCCTTATGATGTCTAAAATACGCACGGGACAGTTTAACCCAACTAAATACTCACATAGGAAATAGTTTATGGCAGTAGGTGATATAATTACAGCAGCAAGATACAACATCATACAGTCCACAGTGGCCAATGTGCTGAGCACAGGATCAGGAGATGCTGGTTATGGTCAAGGGTTACAAAGTTCGCAAGTGGCACAAAATCAGTTGATTGAAGACGATCACATGAACACTTTGAGATTGGACATTCGCAAAGCCTATCTGCATCAAAACAATTCATATCCCACATTGGCTGTGGTCAGCACTGCTAACACAGTGGATGACGTCAATGCGCTCAATAATTCATATGCAAATTTTGAAACACTGGCCACCAACATCAACACCAACAGGAACACCATCAGCGCCAGCAGATTAACCACAGACAACACAGCATCCAGTTATGTGAGAACCACCACTTGGAATGCCACACGTGTGGGCAACTTCACAGTGACTTTTGCCAGCACCAATGATGCTAGACATTTTTTTAACTCAGGTGGAGCAGTGCAGATTGATATGAATGTCACAGCTGGCACAGCTAAAAACGATGATTGGAACACAATGTTTATTACTAATATGGGAACTTTGACTTTTGCTAATCTTGCTTCCAGCAGATCAGGTTCAGGTGGCACACTGACTTCGTCCGTGGCCTACACCACACTGACCACCAGTTATCAAACAGTGTATTCCAGTGTTGGCGGTGGTGTGTACACAGCCAGCAATTTCAACATTCAGGTGAGATTCACAGATATTTCCAGCCTGGTGATTGAGTTTCAAATCACACTGGATGATGCTGCTGCAGGCAATATAGATGAAGATGTACAAGCCAATCTCAACATCAATGTGAACAGACGCATAGCCAACGGTGCACTGAGTGATCCCATCACCATCACAGAACCCACTTTTGGTGCCATGAGCGGCACAGTCACAGCCTAAACCATTCTACACCTAGCCAAAATTTTACACATCTAAATAAGATTGCAGTTGACTTTGCATATCAAAAGTGATATACTTTAAAAGGGAGAATTATGAATAAAACAAACATCACACAAGACAGCATATCTATATCTGTTGAAATGATAAATTTCAATAATCAGTTAAAATTGCTGAAAGATCAGTTCATTGACAGTAACATATTATTTTATCAAGGATCACAATTTACGGTAAATCATTATCTCTTGCAGTTGTGTCAAAATTATATTGATCGTAAAAGAGATAAAGATGTGGTTTTATTAGATGATTTTCAAAATCCAGTTTTGGTGACTGATTTAATTTCATTTAATGATGCTGCGTGGAATCTTTATCAAACAAATCTTAATCAATATCATACAGAGTATCAACATCTTTTAGCAAATAAAGGAAAAGTGTAATAAAATGAACTCGCACGGAGTGTTGATGTTTGCACACAATAATCAGACAGTGGACTATGTCAAGCAGAGCATATTTGCAGCAATGCAGGTTAAAAAATATTTGCAAATACCTGTGACTTTAGTCACGTCCAATCAAGCACACTTGCACATGAATTACAAAAAACACGTTAAAATATTTGACAAAGTGATTGCTGTGGAAAAATTTGACACCACACAAACTAGAGATTTTTACAACGGCGCTGAAAATAAAATAAATGATTTATGGAAAAATCATCTTAGATCCACTGCTTATGAATTGACTCCGTATGATGAAACTATTGTGATGGACACTGATTACATATTAGGCAATTCCAATTTATTAAAATGTTTTCACAGCAAAGAAGATTTTTTAATACATCAAAAATCCATTTACATCAATTATTTTAACCAATCTGAATGGAAAATAAAATACATCAGCGACACAGGTATGGAGATGTATTGGGCTACAGTGTTTTATTTTAAAAAAACGCAAAGAGTGTGTAAATTATTTGAAATTATTAATCATATAAACAACAATTGGAACTACTATAGGTTCGTATGGCAAATACCTGAAATAAATTTTAGGAATGACTTTGCATTTAGCATGGCCATACACATATTGAATGGTCATGTAAAAAGTGTTTGGCCTTTTAAAATTCCAGATTCTCTTTATTATATCACAGACAGGGACAAAGCAGAACATTTTGAAAATAACAGATGGCAATTATCATTATTTACAGGATCGTCTTACGTAAAAACAGCTGCCAAAAATATTAATTTGCACGTTATGAATAAATTTAGTTTAGATAATGTGATTAACAAAGAACTACAAGTATGACAGCACAAGGTTTTTGCATATTTGCACAGCATAATAAAAATACTGACTATGCTACTCAAGCCTATGCTCTAGCAATGAGTATAAAAATACAAATGCCCAACAGTAAAGTTTGCCTTATTACCAATGCAAATATTAACAAAAGTATTAGTAAAGTTTTTGATCATGTGTTAGATATTCCAGGAAATGATGAAGCTGCAGATCAAGACTGGAAAATTCAAAACAGATATAAAATATATCAATGCACTCCATTTGAACGCAGTATAATATTGGATGCTGATATGTTAGTGTTGTCAGATATCAGTCATTGGTGGAAATTTTTGCAAAATTACAACATGTACTTCACCAGCACAGTAAAAAATTACAGAGATGAGTATGTAGGCAGTGATTTTTATCGCAAAACCTTTGTGGAAAATGATCTACCCAATCTATATTGTGGAGTGCATTACTACAATCGATGCCGAGAAAATTTTAAATTTTTAGATCTTTTGGCAAACATTGTACGCAACCACAATATTTTTTATGCAGAATTTACTCCAAAAAATCAACAAACATGGTGCAGTATGGATGTTAGTGTGTCTTTGGCCAGTAAAATTTTAAATCTTACGTCGAAAATTACCAGCACAAATTCATTTATTACTTTTACTCATATGAAACCACATTTACAAAATTGGATTACTGTGCCCAATAATTGGATGGAAAAAGTAAACGTGTACTTTGACTCAAACATGCAAATAAAAATTGACAATTTCCGTCAGCAAGGAGTACTGCATTATGTGGAAAATGAATTTTTAACTGATGATTTGTTAAAAATAATTGAAAAAAAATATTCTAAAAGGATTGAATAAAATGTTTGTAACCTTTGATTTAGAATCAGGAAAAATTCTTAGCTGCTCTGTAAGTGAATCTCACAACAGTGTACCCATAGATAATCAATTAGGAGAAAAATTTATAATGGGACTTGAATCTATGTTCAATTATAAAATAGAATATGTGCAAGGCATCTATAAATTATGCAAAAGAGGGGTGGTGCAAAAAGAAGGTCTTATTGTGCAAAACAGTACAAATAATATTGTAAATAAAAATGTGTACAAAATTCCAAATAAAACCAAAGATCACAAAGGCATTCTCATTAGAATATTAAAAAAACAAAAAAAAATAGAATTTATTATAGATGAAAATTTTAAAAATACACTTAAAGTCACAGTATCAGATACCAATCAAAGAATGCACAATTTTTATAGTTGTAAAAAAAATGATGCTACTCAATTGGATCAAATATTTGAAGTTAATTTGTATGAATTAACTATTAAAAAAACAATAAGTTTTGATTACACACCAAGAGATGAGGTAGACATTTACTGCAAAAAAGTTTTTGATTACTCTTTGGAAAGAATATATGAATAAAATTGCAATAAAAGATTGCGACATAATATTTTTAAGCTATGACGAACCCAATTGTGAAAGAAACTATGCAGCACTAAAACAATTGGTGCCTTGGGCTAAACGAGTGCATGGTGTACATGGATCAGACACTGCTCATAAGGCATGCGCTGATCTTTCTGCCACAGAATATTTTTTAACTGTCGATGGTGACACACAAATTAATCCAAAAATATTAGACGTGATACTGGATTTGGATGCTATGGGTATGGACTCAAACTGGATCTTTAGCTGGTGCGGACACATTAATGTGAATGGATTAAAATATGGCAATGGCAGTCTCAAGTTATGGACTAGAAAATTTGTAAAAGAAATGAAAACACATGAAAATTACATTGGTAAAGACCATAACGAAATAGAATTTTGTTATTTTAATAATTTGTATCAGTTTAACGAAAATTATAGCACCAGTTACATCAACAGCACAGCCAAACAGGCGTGGAGAGCTGGTTTTAGAGAAGGAGTAAAGATGAGTTTAAGCAAAAATTATAGGATTAAACACGTTAGTGAACTGTGGTGGCAGAACTATCATAGATTATTGATTTGGATGACTGTGGGTCAGGATGTGGAACATGGTATTTGGTCTATTGCAGGCGCTAGAGAAGGCTGTTATAGAGTGCTTTGCACCATGTGGGACTATACACAGGTTAGAGATTTTAAAAATTTAGAACAATTATGGTTGAGTTTTAGCAATAATGATACCTGTGATGAAAAAGATGCCAAGCAAAAAAGTATAATTTTAGGTAAAGAATTAAAAAAAATCCATGATATGGATTTTCCTGTAGAACCTTTTGGCGTTGATAACAGCAAATTTTTTAAAAAATTGTACGTGAATACGCCTCGTATAATTAGAAAGACAATTTGATGTACGATATATTTTTTATCAGTTACAATGAACCCAACGCAGATCAAAATTATGCTGTGTTGAAACAAAGATTTCCATTGACTCAAAGAATTCATGGTGTGAAAGGCATTCAACAAGCACACATCAAAGCTGCCACACAGAGTTTAACCAAAATGTTTTGGGTAGTGGATGGTGATGCTGTGATCAAAGATGATTTTTATTTTAATTATGTTGTGCCAGACAAATATCATAATGCTGTGCATGTGTGGAGAAGTTCTAATCCTATTAATGAATTGGAATATGGCTATGGAGGCGTAAAATTATTGCCTAAAAGATTAACCATGCAGATGGATATTAATAGAATAGACATGACCACCAGCATATCAGATGTTTTTTTTGCTAATGAACAAGTTTCTAACGTGACCATGTTCAACACAGATCCGTTCAACACATGGAAAAGTGCTTTTAGAGAGTGTGTCAAACTCAGCAGCAAGGTGATTGATCGTCAAGTGGACAAAGAAACTGAAAAAAGATTGTTAATCTGGTGCACAGTGGGTGCAGATCAACTATTTGGAGAGTATGCCATTGCTGGAGCATTGGCAGGCAGAGTGTATGGCACAGACAACAGAGGTAATTTAGATGCTTTGAGAATGATCAACAACTTTGAATGGTTACGATTGACATTTGTGGGGCAATTTCCACACATGGAGAAAGATGTATTATGATAGATCATAACATTCCATTTGATAAAATCATAAACTTTGGTCAACGCACCATGCTGAACAGCAAGTTATTTTCTGTGAGTTGGATCTTGGCTCGTTTTTGCAATTATGATTGCTCTTACTGCTGGCCTTATGCCAAAAGCAAACAGAAAGATCACAGACCATTGTCAGTTTACACAGCAGTGGTGGATGAAATCAAACGCCAGGCCAGATTGAATGGATTCACAGACTATCATTTCAGTTTCTCAGGTGGAGAACCCACGGCCTACAAAGATTTTTTACAGTTGATACAGCATTACAGCGCTGACACGGCTGCAGAATATCAGAGTATTCACATGACCACCAATCTAAGTCCTTCGGAAAAATGGTGGCATAGATGGTTGGAAGCCACAAAGTCTTTGAACCGTCGCAGCATCACTGCCAGTTTTCATGCTGAATTTGCTGATGAACAAAAATTTGGAGATAAAATATTGCTGTTAATGAAGAATAATGTGTTTGTCACAATCAATCAAGTGATGGTGCCCAATAGATTCACAGAATACTATGACAGATGCGCTAGATTTCACTCCAGAGGCATCAATGTCACACTGAAACCACAGAGTGATCCGACTGCCAGTCATGTGGTAGATGGTTACAGTGTTGCACAATTGAACACTTTGCAAACAGGATTTCCACAACGCATACAGGAAGGTGAAAAATACAAGGATCTATTTCAAATCGAAATGCAAGACGCACAAGGCAACAAGTATTACATGGATCAAGCAGAAAGATTCAATGCTTTTGGCTTCAATAAATTCCAAGGATGGCACTGTAATGCTGGATATCAGAGTTGTATCATTAGAGAACCAGGCGGAGAAGTCAAACGCAGTTACAGTTGTCATGATGAACCACTGGGCAGTATAGAACAAGGATTTAAACTGTTTGATAAACCAAGAATTTGCATCACTCCCACTTGTGTGAGTTCAGCAGATAGCAAAATACCCAAGGCCAGACATGTATAGATATGAAGACATAAGAGATATTCATTTGGAAATCACCAGCAAGTGTCAAGCCCGATGTCCCATGTGTCCCAGAAGAATCAGTGGAGGTCCTTTAAATCCTTTTATCAAGTTGGAAGAGATCACTGTGGCACAATTCAAACAATGGTTCGCAAAAAAATTTGTACAACAATTACATAGTTTGTTCATGTGTGGTAATTTGGGTGATCCTATCATATCCAAAGACACATTGGAAATATATCAGTATCTGCGTGAAGCCAATCCTGCTATTAGATTGGCCATGCACACCAACGGCAGTGCTAGAGACACAGACTGGTGGAAGAGACTGGCACAATTAAAGGTAAAAGTAACATTTGGATTGGATGGTCTAAAAGATACCAATCATTTGTACAGGATCAGCACAGATTTTGATAAGATTATGCAGAATGCGCAAGCATTCATCGCAGCAGGTGGAGTGGCCAAATGGCACATGCTGGTGTTTGCTCACAATGAACATCAAATTGAACAAGCAAGAACCATGAGCAAACAAATGGGCTTTGCGGACTTTAGTATCAAACACACTTCTAGATTCAAACAAGATTATTTGCAGGTGATTGATGATATGGGCAGACCCACGCACAGAATAAAGCCCACTCAAAACAGTTTGGAGATGATTCCATTGATTGAACAATCACAAAAAGAAGACAGACCACACATTGTTTGCAAAGCGCAAAAAGGCAAACAGATATATGTGAGTGCTTGTGGCAATGTTTCACCCTGCTGTTGGTTGGATATGGAATGGATACCACCCATGCAGGAATCAAGAATAGATTATATGGAAAAAATTTCAGAATTTCCCAATCTGCATCGTCAAACACTGCAGGAAATATTTGCCAGCGGTTATTTTGCTAAGATTGAATCACAGTGGAACACAGTGGGATTGAAAGAATGCAGCAAACAATGTGGTTCATTTGATAAACTAGGAGCGCAATTTGTTGAAAATTAACATACAAGACGTTTTATTTTGGATGGATGCCATCAGACAGTCTGATGATAGATATCGCACACTGGAAAGTTTCTGGAAAGGTCAAATCAACAGCAAAGTATGGTTGATTGAACAACTAAAAAAATTACCCAGAGCATACAGTATGGATATTTTGATTTGTGGTGGATGGTATGGAGTGATGGCCACACTTTTATTCAACAGCGATCTGTATGTGAACCGAATAACCAGCATGGACATAGACAGCAAGTGTGAAAACACAGCCAATACCATGAACAAACAGTATGAAATCGCTGGAAGATTCCGTGCTGTCACTCAAGACATGCTGAATTATAAAGAATATGATCGTTATGATATGATTATCAACACAGTGTGTGAGCATTTGACAACAGAACAATACAATGAATGGTTGAATTTAATACCCAAAGACAAAATTATTGTGTTGCAAAGCAATGACTATGTGATTGCTGAACATGTGAATCCCATGAAAGATTTAAATCAGTTTGTTTCACAAAGTAAACTGTATCCTATAGTGGAACCCAGTGAATTACAAACAGAAAAATACAAAAGATTTATGATTGTAGGTAAAAAACAATGAACAATGAACAAATAACCAAACAAATATTAGAAAAATTTAAAAAAAAACAAATAGGCTGGTTACAATTAGACATTTCATTTGACAATTATATGGATCATCAAGAGTTATCTGCTGTGAATGATTTTTATGTGGATCATAGAGAAGGAGAAAATCACAAAGGATGGCAAAGTTGTTGTTTACACGGTCTGGGCATTACTAAAACTCAAGTATCACAACATTATGGACACATGGATGAATTAAATGCTCCTTATTATTGGACTGCCTTGACACAATTAGCCCCAAAAGCCACCCAATTTTGGAAAAACTTTCCTGCAGAAAAATTTACTAGAGTTAGATTTATGAAATTAGCACCCAATGGTTATGTGGGCTTGCACAATGATTCTCCAAACAATAAGTTGGATAACATAGATTTGCTAGATTATCTATTGCCTATTAATTGCAGCATTACTCACCCTAAAGATTGCATTATGGAAATTGAAAATCACGGCATAGTGCCTTGGAAACCAGGCAGTGTGTTTTTAATTAACATACTAAACAATCACACAGTAAAAAACAACGGTACCAAAGATAGAATACACATGATTGCTCAGGTACACGTGGGCAAGCAACGTGAAAAATTTTGCGAATTAATTGCTAGGAGTGCAATAAAAAATGATATTCTTTAGTGGATTAAATAAAAAATCTAATATAATTTTTGTATGCGTGGACAACACACATTTAATTAAAAACAATGATCATAAAGAAATTATAAAAAATATTGCTGATTATAGTATCAGTAACATTTGCAGCAAAGGATATGATCTAATTAATACATTAGATGTGAACCAAGTTTTGCCAACAATTACAAAAAAATATAGTCACGCAGTAGTTTTTGATGCAGATACAGAATTTTTAGGATCTATTTTTTTTAATCATTTGATAGAATTGTGTTCAAAAGATTTTTTTTTAGCAGGTCATGTATTAGACAGACGTGAAGGCTATTTTGAATTACACTCACAATGTTACGTGATCAATTTAAAAAAATATGCCCAATACAATATGCCAAAAATTACACAAATTCAAATGAATGCCACACATGAACACGTGCAACCTGTGAGAAGTGTGGAAAATTATCATGACGATTATACTCCTTTATGGATAAAATCAGGCACTTTAAAAAAACAATATCAGCACAAATGGCATGGCAATGAAATATTAAGTGTAGCACTGGAAAATGATGAAAATGTTTTAATATTTGATTCAAGCATACGCAATAGTAAGCGTTGTTATTACGCTCAGTATGAAGAAGATTTTATTAAAAACAGTGAATTTATACATGATCGATATAAATTTGCAAAAAATAAATTGTTCTATCCTATTAATACTGAAGAACCACAACAATTGCAAATTTCAGGACCTATAATACAATTCATTACACCTGCTAGCGGATTGAACTGGTTGTTTTATTTGCACAAATATGGTTACACAGACAATACTTTGATATCTTTTTATGATCATAATGAAAATGCTTTGCGATATATAAAAAATATTGTAGAAAAATTTAAAGGTAAAGATTATTATTCTTTTCTTAAATCAGTGATGCCCACAAATACCAACCATTGGATAAATTCCAAAGAAGAAATTGATTTACATTTTGATAAAATTAAACATTTATGGCATATAGTAGAAAACTTACATTTCAGTTTTCATCACTGTGATATATTAGAAAATTTTAGCGTTCCTGTAATAAATCACCATAATACAATATTGAATCTAAGCAATGTTTTTTGTTATGAGCCCAATGCAGCATTTGTCAGTCTCACACAAAGAATAAAGGCAGAAAACAATTTAATAAACTATCTTAAAAAACACAAAGAAAAAATCAATATAATTTTATCAGATCATGCGTGGTCTGGATTGGTGCACTACAACAGACTAATAGGATGTGCGACTGATTTTACCGAACAAAACGTGAATTCTTGTCTCAAAGCCACATGGCACACGAAAGATTCTGCGCAAAAAACAGAACACTTAAATACAAAACAGGATTACATAAATGAATAAAACTACTGGCTATTCTAAAAAGAATTTAGAAACACATCGTCCAAGTCCATTAAGTGATCAAAAAATTAAAAATGAAATCACTAACGTTCTTACCGGAGGAATAGACAAAAATATAAACAAAGAATTATGTGCAGAATTTATTCAAAAGTTTGAACAATATATTTTTTCTTCAACCATTAACAGATTTAAAGGACATCTGAGTTTTCAAAGAAAAGACGTAATTTTAGGTTGCACACAGTATATCGATAATCTCTACATGCAAGGCAATTTACAAGTGTTTGAAAATGATTATAGATATCATGAGAGATTAGGTCAGGCACACATAATAAAAAAAATAGAAGAATTGAAACAAGCTGTGCCTTTGGTAGTTGCTATGCCATTTCCTAGCACAGGAGACATGAGACATGACATGCAATCTATTTTAAATCAAGCACTTATAAAAAATATTCCTGTACACATCGACGGAGCGTGGATGTCATGCTGTAAAGATATTGAATTTAATTTTGATCATCCAGCCATAGTGAGTTTTGCCAGCAGTTTAAGCAAAGGATTAGGTCTAGGATGGAATAGAATTGGTGTAAGATGGCACAAAAGTGAACAAGTCAATGATTCAATCAGTCTCATGAATGACTACAACATGGTGATCAAAGCTGCTGTTAAAATAGGCATGCATTTTATGCAAAAATTTCCAATGGATTATCTTTGGACAGAATATCAAGATCACTATGAAAAAATATGTAAAGATTTTAATCTATTAGAAACCAAATGTATACATCTAGCTATGAGCAATGAAGGACCTTTGGGAGTATCTAAACTTATAAATTATTTGGAGACACATGTCTAATCTCAGTTTTTGCAATATAGATAAGGTTGACATTCCATTTTCATATGATTGGAAAAAAATTTGTATCAGTATATCTGGCGGAGCTGACAGCGCACTGCTGGGTTATCTACTAGCAGATATTTTTCAAAAAAACAAACTAAATGTTGAAATGCATGTAATAAGTCACATAAGATGTTGGAAAACTAAACCTTGGCAGCGTGACAATAGCATGGCGGTGTACAAATGGCTGTGTAATAGATTTCCAAATATTACATTTAAAAGATATGAAAATTTTATTGCACCAGATCTAGAATATGCCCACACTGGTCCTAATCTTACTGATGAATACGGCAAAAAAGTTAGTGGTGACAACATAGAGATCAGAGCTTTTGCTGAATATGTGTGCGAGCAAAATCAATGTGAAGCATATTACAATGGAGTTACCCGTAATCCTAGAAATATATCATTAGGCGGCATGCGTGAACGAGATATAGAGATAAACGAAGATAACACTCATCTACAGATTATGAGACACATGAACAAATGGGCACTACATCCTTTAAGATTTATAGAGAAAGACTGGGTAGTACAACAATACATAACACACAACATACAAGATTTATTTGATCTCACTAGAAGTTGTGAAGGTGAAATTCAAGGTATAAATTATACCAATTATGTAAGTAATCAATATGTGCCAGAGTGTGGTGAATGTTTTTGGTGTAAAGAAAGGAAGTGGGCAATTGAAAAAACTCAGTAAAACATTCTGTATGCATCCGTTCACGGGACTAGCAACCAGAGAAGACGGCGCAGTTACAGCCTGTTGCCGAAGTCATCCGGTGGGTAATGTAGCGGAACAAACTTTAGAAGAAATATGGAATAATGAAACCATGAAGCGCATACGCAAACAAGTACTGAATGGTGAACGCCCTAAAGAATGTGATGCTTGTTTTAGGCTGGAAGATCAAGGAGTAGAAAGTCTCCGACAAAGACATATTAGAGGAAACATACCCGAAGCACGTGTAAATCTTTATCCAGACGCATTAGAAAAATTACAGGACGATTTTTCTATGCCTTTTGAAATTCCTACTATAGAATTAAAATTAAACAATCTGTGTAATCTTAAATGTCGTATGTGTCATCCCATGGATAGTACCAGTTGGAATGATTGGAGTGTGATAAAAGAATTTTACAAAAAAGAAAGCAATATCATGTTTGATATTGTGGAAAAACATAATCTAGAAAATAAACCTTTTTTAGACAAATTTCAAGACGATCCAAAATGGTGGGTTAGTTTAGAAAAATTATTGCCTTACTTTCGTAGAGTAGAATTTGCGGGGGGAGAACCACTGATGGATCCTCAACATTATAGAATATTAGATATGTTGGCGCCATATGGTCATCAAATAGAAATTAAATATGCTACTAATCTCAGCATGTTGGGCAAAGGTGACAGAACTATTTGGCAATATTGGCCCAAATTTAAAAGTGTAGCAGTGAATGTTAGCATAGATGGTATAGAATCTAATTACGAATATATCAGAGGTAATGCATCTTGGTCGAAATTAATTAACAATATCAAACAAATACAAACCATACCAAACATCAGTAGGATAGTAGGCGCAGTGACAGTGCAGGTTAGTAATGTAATGGTTTTGGATAAAATTATTGAATATTTTCTTAATGACATAGGCATTGTATTTCACAGTCACAGAGTTGAATATCCTAAAGTGTTATCAGCACAGGTGTTGCCTCGCAAATTGAAAGACAAGGCAATTGATAGATTAAACTCAGTCAGCAGTAAAATCAAAAACTTTAAAATGATCAAACAACACCCTAAGTTACTGAACTACACACTAGGGCAAATACAAGACAACATCAATTATATCAATGCCATAGACCAAAGTCAACTTTGGCAAGATTGTGTGGAATTTAATCGTAGATTAGACAAGACACGCAATCAATGCTTTGAAGAAGTCACTCCAGAATTTAAAGATTATGTATAAAATTACCAGCAATTGGCCTCATCAGGATCAGATTAAAGTTGAATGGAATCTCGGCAAACGTTGTAATCTTGATTGCTCCTACTGTCCTGCCGAGATACACGACAATTACAGTGAGCACACTGATATATCAGTGCTTAAATCCACTGTGGATGTGCTGTCTCAATTGGGCAAAATACGCATCAGTCTTACGGGCGGAGAGCCTTGTGTGCATCCTCACATTGAAGAATTACTTGTTCATATGAAACAAATGAAAATAGGTTGGATCAATGTTACCACCAATGGTACCAGAACTGTGGAATTCTACCAAAATATTTTGGAAAATTATATTAATCACATTGTGTTCAGTGTGCATTTCGAATCTGATTGGCTGAAGGTCATAAACACAATTATCAAGGTTTATAAGCAGTCTGCCAACAAAAATGTTCTAGTGCATATGATGATGCTGCCAGGGCGTTTAAAAGACGTTAAAGACGCTTGTAAGGCTCTTTTAGAACACAACATATCTTATGCATTAAGACCCATACGCTGGACCAAAACACATGATGATTTTGAAGACATGATCCATTACAGCGAAGAAGAAAAAGAATTTTTGACAGTGAGCAATCACACACCACCAAAAAATATTTTGATAGATGACAAAGTACGTTGCAATGTGAATGATTTATTAATCAACAAAAACAATCAATTTAAAGGATGGAGTTGCATGGCTGGAGTGGAAAGTCTCATGATCAATTGGGATGGTGCAGTTCACCGAGCCACTTGTAGGGTGGGTGGCAGTTTGGGTAACATCTATCATGGTAAATTTGAAATGCCTAAAAATTCTATAATCTGCACTAGAAATTGGTGCACTTGTGCAGCAGATATAGCAATCACTAAAAATAAAAATTATTAAATTAAAAGTTTTTTATTGCAATTTATTTCAGGCTGACATGTACAATTTTTTCTTTCACAAATTGTGGGCACAATATCTGGATAAAACTTATCAGTAAAATTTTGATCTAATAGATTAAAATAATAGTTTTTCATAAAAAGTCTATTGCCACACGCTCCTTTAATACGTCCATCTTTGTCAATCTGAATAGTATCTACTCCCACATGACATAACCATCCTTGAAAATGATTTTGTCCGTTTAAAGAAATATAGTTTTCTGAAACTTTTTTTTTACTGTGATTACTGAATAAAACTGTAGGTGAACGATTAAATTTTTCAAATCTCCTTCTTTTTTTACTAAAAAAATATTGCATTAACGAAGGTTCTCTTTTATTACAGTGACTGATATATTTTTTTTGTTCAAAATTATATTCTACGGTGGCGTGATATATTTCTAACACGTTTATAGCCCATTTATGATTGCTATTTTTAAGTTGTTCTACTATGGATATGCATTTATCCCAAGCATGTGGATCCATAAGTACATTGGCATCCACCACAACTTTTTTACTGTGTAAAAGATCTGCTACAGCAATGATATGTGGCACATGCACTCTTTCATGATGACAGCTCAGCATCACAATGTCATTGTAATGACCATATTCTTCCCACCATCTCAGTGTGCGTGATCCATTGGTGCTAATGCTGATTAAACAGTTGAATTTTATTTTAAAGTATTTGGTAAATTCTCCAAAATCTTTCCATATGGTGGGCTCACCCCCTATAATATGCAGATAGAAATCTTTTTTGCCAATATTTTTTTTGTAATGTTCAATGAGATGAGAAAGATTTTTTTTGATCAGTGCTAGATCGGGCCAACCGTGTGTGCCTTCATTGGATCCAGGAAAACAATACCAGCACTTGTAATTGCATCTGTTGCTGAGAAATAATTCAATTCTTAAACTATCTTTGTGCTGATTACTGTGTATTTGTATTATGTTTTCCATTTTGTAATTTGTGTTTCGGGCATGCAAAAACAAGCAGCAAAAGGACAGGTTACTGGTTTGATTTCTGGGTTAAATGTGTTGATGAAATCTGTTTTTAAAATATTGTGATAATAGTTTAAACCATACAACTTTGCATTGCAGGCTCCTTTGAGATCACCGTTCCAATCCACATATATGCTTTCTAAACCTATGTTGCATTTCCAATCTTTAAATTGATTCCATCCTTCATTGATATAGGTACCAGGTCTAGCATATTTTGTTGTGCCTTCTGGCATGGTGTATTTGCTCTCATACAATCTTATTTCATCTTTAAGTAATTTTCGATTTTTCCAAAACCACCATAGACTGGGCCATCTCTTTAAATCCTTTTTCAAATATTGTAATTGTTTCTTGTCATATCGTTTGACTCCAGGAGCGATTTCGTTGCTGATATGATAGGGCTCTATCACTTCTGCCACCATGATAAACCAAGGATACTTACTGTATTTTTTCATTTTTGCAATGGCTTCTATGCCTTGTGACCAGTGATTAGGATCCATAAGCACTTTAACTGTGACTTTAGATCCAGCTGCATACAATACATCTGATACTTCAATCATGTGGTTCACATCTCCTTGTGCTAGATGTAAAGTAAGATGTGCATTGTCTATCTCATTGGCATGCTCTTTCCACCATCTTACTGTGCGTGAGCCATTGGATATAAGACTGATGTAGGCATTGTGTTTTTTTTTAATTTCAAACATAAAAATTCCTAGATCCTTCCATAGCGTGGGTTCACCGCCTGCTATAAAAAATTGAAATTTGCTCTTGTTGAGCTTGGTTTTGTAAAAATTTAATAGATGATCCCAATTTTTTATAACCAAATCTAAATCTTTAGGCGATTTGTGAGTGCCTGTATTGGCGTCAGGAAAACAATAACGACATTGAAAGTTACAAACATTATTGGGGTTCCAACGCACATTTAAAATGTGTTTTTTTTGAGTGGAGTCTATTCTTACAGGTTTCATTTGATCAAATGAGAAATTTCAGGAAAGGTCAATCGAAAATCAGTTTTTCTATGTTGATCCATCTTTTCTATGTATTGTTTAAAATCCGGCAGTAAATTAGTGTGATCTGTAGCATTCATCCAGTCCAGTATGCCTTCCCAACGCTTCCAGCCATATGGATTTTTCTCCCAAAACTCTGTGTCTTTGGTGTAATGCTTCCATAACCATTGTTTTAATTCAGCAAACAATTGTCTCACATGAACTTTGTCTTCTTTGGGCAACACACGTATGGATAACCATGTGGGTATCCATAAAAGATGCACACCTACCAGACCACCGCCAGTAATTTGTCCTGCAGCATTAGTGTCAAAATTTAATTTTTTAAATCCACTGTTCACTTTCCATTTAATAAAATCTGGCACATGTTTGATGTTTAATATCTGCACAGCCAATGCAATGCTGGTCTGTATTCTTTCACTGGTGCGTTCAAGACGCCATAGATTTTTTTCTACCTGTGTTGAATCAGTGGGAAAACGTATGTAATGCAAACGATCACCTATGGCATCCACACTTATGCCCACCTTAACTTTTTTAAATTGCTCCCAAATTTCTATTATTTCTTCATTGATCAATGTGCCATTGGTATTGTACCGTAAACCTATCTTGTGAGCATGTCCTCTTTTAATAATTTCTTTCAAGAAAGCCTTGTGTTCTTTTATTAATAATGGTTCACCACCTGCAAAATATAATTGTTTTATGTGGGGTATTTGTTCATAGATCTGTTCCCAAAATGCAGGATTTTCATGCCAGCGATTATCGAAATCATCCTGTTGCCAACTCATTTGTTTTTTGATTAATTCGCTAGTGAACTGAGGGTATACTGTTTTGTGATCATTGACCCATTGACTGGAATCATGAGGTGAACACATGATGCATTTTAAATTGCAAGTGTGACCTAATCTAAGATCAAGATATTGTAACTTATGCGGCACTGTTCCATCTTCTTGGGTTTCTCTTATGAGTTCTTTGATGTCTGTTTGCTCCTGCAGATACCAAGTGCCTGTTTCCCAAACTCGTTTACTGACTATGCCTTTGTCTTCTTCATCAAAACATTTTGTGCAGCTGGCAGGTATTTGTCCAGACAACATCAACTTTCTTACAGATTTCATGTAGTCGTTGTTGAATGCTGCAGTGGGCAAATCTTTTCCAAAGTTGGCAGGCTCACCATCTTCTTTTTTGACCAGTCCTACTTTGTAGTCTCCACTGTCTGCTCCGCTAGCATTGGCCACACAACATATTCTCATGTCGCCATTGGGTCTAGTGGCTAGATGTATCCATGGCAGAATACAAAAACTAGAACTGCCAGATATTTGTTTAATTTTTTCCTTCCAATCTAAAAGTTGCGAATTTTTTTGGTCTTTATGGGCATGCAGCAATTTTTCAGCAGCAGTTTCATCGACAGATTCTGATGTTTCTATATAGGACATGTTATCAAAGTATATTTACCTTAATTAACTGCCCACATAATATTTTGCGATAAATACCAATATGCTTCAAAAATTAGATATAAAACTATCAGCACAAGATATTTTAAAAAATTTACCAAAATTCAACACTGAACACAAAGACAAAGAAACATTCATGTGTAAGACTTGTATGAATGATCCAACAGGAGATTTTTTCTATGATCCTTGGAAGTTAAAATCAGAGTGGCAAACCAAAGAACTAGTGCAACTTTTTAACACGTTGGGACCAGTAGGTGAAGCAAGAATAATTGTAATGAAACCAGGCTTCACTTATCTTGCACATTCCGATATCGATGATAGATATCATGTGACATTGCAGGGAGAACACAGCTATCTGATTGATCTAGTGAACACAAAAATGTATCCTACTTTGACAGATAATTGTTGTTATCTTATGGATACTACACACATACACACTGCTGTGAATTTTGGATATTTAGATAGAATTCAATTGGTCATAAGGAAATTACTGAACAGAGGTCAGTTACAAAATCCAACACATGTTAAAATTAAAGCCATAGATGCGCCTTATAATTTAAGATATCTTTTTGATCAAACTTTTTCTATTTGGTTAAACAAAGCCAATAAGGAAAAAATTATTGATAATTTTAAAGCAATCACAGATGAAGAAATAAATCTTGATTTGGAAAGAGAATATTTGAAAGAATTAAAAAACATTTCAAATAATTGCGGATTTGCGGTGCAAATTACGCATGATTAAGATTAAACTGGCCAAGCACATCAAATACACATTTAAATGAATATTTCAAACAAAAAAACATTACCAAACATAGGAGTAATAGGTGTTGGCCGTATTGGTCTTTGCTATGCATTACTTTTAGACCAAGCTGGATATCAAGTGTACGCTTACGATAATAACAAAGTTCATGTGGAAAATTTAAAACAAGGTGTTGTGAATAATAACGAGCCTGATGTGTGCAATTTGTTTAAAAATAATCACATAGTGTTTATCAACGACGCTCAAAAAATATTTCAAAATTGTGAAATAATTTATATTATGGTGCCTACTCCAAGTAACTCCGATGGAAGTTATGATATTTCTAAAATTCAAAATATTATTACACAAATATGTAAATGTAATTTAGATATTAAAGAAAAAATAATAGTTGTGGGTAGCACAGTAAATCCTGGAAATTGTGAAAATTTAGAAAAACAATTGCAACCATATCATGCGTCTTTGTTGTACAATCCAGTATTTACAGCTCAGGGTACTATAATAAAAGATCTACAACAAGCAGAGATAGTATTGATAGGTGGGAAATCTAATAAGGTAATAAAAAAATATCAACAAATTTATTTTGATATACAAACCATAAAACCAAACATACATGTATTAAGTTTCACCGCAGCAGAGATAGCAAAAATAGCTGTGAATTGTTATTTGACTACTAAAATATCTTTTGCAAATATTTTAGGAGAAATTTTAATTATGTCTAAACTGGATAATGAAATCGATCTTACATTGGATATGATAGGTTCAGATACAAGAATAGGAAAAAAATTTTTTAAATATGGATTAGGATACGGCGGCCCATGTTTACCTAGAGATAATAGAGCACTGTCTCATTATGCATCTAAAGTAGGAATAAAATTTGCTATGGGTGATACTGTTGACCAATTTAACCAACAGCATACATTATTCTTAGCAGATTTTTTTGCAAAAAAAAATGTAGAAAATTTGCCATTCTATTTTAAAAACATATCTTACAAACCAAACGTGATGGACATTGAACAAAGCCAATTGTATTTGTTGTGTTGTAAATTGTTAGAAAAGGGATATATGGTATATATTGAGCCTATTCCGGCTTTGCCCAAAGAAATTCAAACCATGTTGCAAATGAAATTCCAAGACTTAATTCAATTTGTTACTTTAACTGACCTACACAGTAGCAATAAAAGAATATTTGAAATTGTGGTTTAATTATTGTATAACCGCACTAATCTATAATGGCCTCTATGGACCAATGCGGCAAATAAGTATTTAACAAATACGCATTATGATAGAATACTGGAATAACTTTTACAAGTATGAATTGGGCACATTGGCTATTGCTAATTTGGTGTATGAACCATTGATTAATCCTAATAAAACTATATTTAAAATGAATTTTAATGACAACACGTATTTTGTTAATACTAACATGACTGAGGATCTAAGACAAAATTGGTTTTCAAGAGAAATCAATTACATGGAAAAATTAAAACACAAACCATATGCTCCTGAAATTTCAAATATTGACTACAAAAATAGAATTGTGGAATTCAAATGGTATGATCGCAGTGTGAGTAAAATGATACACACTGGCGAAATATCCACAGTGTCCAATTGGCAACAGCAGATCAAAGACATACTTATTGACTTATTAGCTGACAACATACGCAAATCCAATCTTTACCCACATACTTTTTACATGGATAATAACAATCACATTCGCATCATGGACTTGTATGGTTGCAGCAGCACTGAAGATAGATATGTGTCCAAAGAATTGTTAAAATCCATATTGTTTGATTCTAATCATCCTAGATTTGCTCAGAGTCTTGTGGGTGAACTGTACGACACTTTTAAATTGTATGAATTAACTGTAAAAATGAATTATGGTGAATGGCCAGGAGATTTTTTAAATGCTTGAATACGTGGGTAATTGTAAAGACGTGATTGATTGGCACAGTGTTATAAAAAGCATTGAGGATCAACAGAGTGCTTATATAGGACCAAGACATGACGTAGGACACCATGTGCCAGGAGTGGAAGAAGTGGCCAAACCATTGCGTGAAGCTGGTTATAAAATGAAGCATGAAGGAGGCAATGCCAGTTGGGATATGTATCTACCAGGCACAAATTTTGACAAAAAGATAGTGGAAAAATTCTGTGATTGGGTGGGAATGAGCAGTTATGTCAATGCTTGGATCAGCAGAGTGAAACCTGGTGATGTAGCACCTTGGCATTGGGACATCACCGATGATGAAGCTACTTTGGAACACCAAAAAGAAATAGTGCGATTTCATTGCCACATAAGTCCACCAGCGCCAGGACATGTTCTCATTGTGGAGGATGATTGTTTGTACAATCAAGAAACAGGCAGCACTTGGAAATGGCCCCGACGCACTGCATGGCATGCAGGATCCAATGCAGGATTAGTGCCCAAATATATTTTCAACGTGTGGGGATAATATGAAAGGTGTTTACGGTAAACCATACATCTGTATGGATCCTTATGTGAATATCCAACAATTAAAAGATATCTCAAAAGATATTCACTATGGCATAGGCAAAGCTCACGCACATATTAGATTGAACTATGGCATAGAAAATCATGAGGAATATACAGACGATATCAGAGGTGCATACAATTATTGGCGTGATAAAGAAACAGATCCCAAACTAAAACAGTACGGTGCAGAGTTGGAAAAAACTGACGCAGTGGGTTTTCATTACTGGTTAATGTATCAGTATCCTGTGTATGAAGCATTGAATTATCTTGTGATAAGAGAATTTGATAGATGCATAAATGCTCCTTGTGTGCCTTATGATGCAAATAAAAAACCAATGTATGACTGTAGATGGACAGAGGCATCCAAATATTTTCCCACGCTGGTGGATTGGGCTAAAGAACTGCCATTTGAACCATTGGGACCGATCATACTGTTGTTGAAGAATTCCGGACTAAAAACTATCAGACACAGAGATTGTTTTTTACAGATGGAGCCGTATGAACAAGAAGAGCATTTCATATGGTTTGATCCCATGAATGACAGATCTTTGTATGTGGAAAATGGAGACGAAAAAATACACATGAAACCTGGCAACTCATTCTATTGGAACAATCACGATTGGCATGGCGGACTGGAAAACACCAACAAAGTAAGCTGGTCCATGAGAATAGAAGGTATTTTTAATAAAGAACTAGTGGCACAATTAAAACAATGAAAAAAACATTACAGTTTGATTATTTTCCAGTGATGCGTGCTTCTTATGCAGCCAATGAACTGGTTGCTGAAGGCAAACTGCAGGATCAATTGACACTGCAATGGAACAATTCCACACTGTTTGATACCATAGAACTAAGCAAGGAAACTGCTGAAAAAAAAAGCATAAAAAGAAGTGCTGAAATTGTTTTACAAAAAAATAACAACACATTGGTGCTACAAAATAAACAAAGTTGGCATGATGACAAACACATATCACTCACAGCAGAGGTCAATTTGATTTACAAAGACGCAGACTGGTGGTTGTGTAAATTTATCTACAATTTATCACTGTGTGATGCACAATCATTGCAATCTTTCAATGATAAATTTGGTATCAGTCAAGAATACTTTCATTTTAAATTGAACGGCGAAACACTGATACACAATCAGTCAGTGCAGGCAGGCACCATGTTAAGTGCAGAAAAAGAATTCTATTGGCAAGGACACAATCCCATAATGTTCGAACTGGAGGAGTATGGCAATGGAGATAACACGGACAGTAGATTTATTCAAATTGTAAGGTTCACAGTGATATGAAAATATTAATGACAGGGCACACATCTCCCATAGGTTTGGTGTTGTATGAACATTTTAAAGATCAAATACACGGCTGCAGTAGATCCAATGGTTATGACTTGACTCAACTGCAAGACATAGAGAAGATAGTTGAACTCAGTTTACAATATGATCATTTCTTAAATTTAGCCCATGTGGGCACAG